CTATCTTATATTTCTGTTCATTAGTTCAATTTGATTATCCTATATGTTAAAGAAAGCCATACAAGATTATGTTCTGCATGATGCCAGAATCAAATTAGCTAAGATTAAGAAAGCTAAGGATTCTGAGGCTCGATTTAATAAGTATAAGAAAATGCTCGAAGAACTAGGTTTTGAATATAATGATATTGGTGGTGCACCCGATCACTTATCTATGTTCAAAGAAGAAGGATCTGCAAGACCATATGGAGCTAGTAAATCTATTCAAATAGATATTGATTTTGATGATAATGAGATGCGCCTATTTGATTATGACATGGATACTCCAGAAGAGCAACGACGACATTTTGATATCACTGATGATAATATACCAATGGAAGTATTAAAAGAATTTAGTGAACGAGTGACTGTAAGATCTCCAGAAGACCTTGATGCTGAACGAAGTAAAATGTATCAAAAGTTGATAGAAGAAGGCAAATGTACCACTTGTTTGGGTACAGGCTATACTGGACCTTATGGTGATACTTGTTCTAGATGTGACGGCTCCGGATATCTTATTGATTAGATAGGCTCGGTGTGCAGGTTTCTGCTGCTTCCCTGCCTTCATCATACCCGAAGGAGAGCAGCGGTAGGGTATGGACGAGCCTCATAAATTATATCCTCTTTAGAGAGGAGAATTATGAATCGTGATGAATTTGATACTTTTATTGTGTTATTTCAAGAGTGGTTATATGACCAGCCAGATGCAGAGCTGAGTTTAGAAGATTGGCTCGAACAATTTACAGAGTTTGTAAAACATCATTATAATCCAAAGATAATGACTGAAGAAGAGAAAGAAAAAGCAGAAGAAAGAGCAGAAAAAATATTGGACGATATGTTGCAAAAGATTTCACATTAAATATTATGAATTCTGATCAGGAATTAATATTATAAGAAGACGTGATCAACAAATTTATATAATATCACAATCGTGATATTAAATTATTTTCGAGCTCGGAAACCTAAATCTAAATATATAGTTGAAGTATATGGAAGATCATGTTCTGAGCTTAATACATTTAGTATTATAAACCTATGTCCTGTTAGTCTGACAAATTTTATATCTACTTATTAATTTTATCAGTATTTTGTGTTATATACATATATGGGTAAAATGATAATGTGTGACGCGTGCGGAGAGCACACCAAATGTTGGAAATACAATGGTGAATGGCTATGTGAGAGATGTGATGAGGACGCACAATTACGAGAGACGACAGAAAAGCTAACCGAAGCCATCGAGTTGTTGCGGAAGGCGTCTAGGGAAATTTCTTGGTATTGCGGACATTGTGGGCACTTCGAAGATGAGAACGAACACCTGTGCCGCATAGATTCGTTCTTGGCCCGGGGCACCTCCGAGCCGAGCGAGCCGGACCCGCTGTGCCCCAAGTGTCAAGGTCTCGGCCAGGGCGGGGATTGCCTGTGTGAGCAAGAGCCGAGCGAGCCGGTGAGCGACCCCGTACTGACCGGTGCCCTGGATAAAATCATGGAGCTGACTGCAGAGAGGGACCGCCTCATCGCCGACCTGCGCCAGACGCGAGAGCGTGAGAAGTACGCCAAGGCTCGGGAGGAGCACTGGCACAATTTCAGTTTTAAGGCGACCGAGGTGCAGGAGGAGCTAGAGGCCCGCATTGCCGAGCTGGAGGCGCGAGAACCCAACTGGTACGAAGCGGAGATTGAGCCGGTGAGCGAGGATCGCTTGCAAAACATGCTTGACCGTTGCACCGGACCAGATGCTCCGGGTGTTGTTATGCAGGACGTAAAAGACCTCATCGCCGACCTGCGCCAGGCGCGGAAAACGAGAGACGCATGGGAGCGCAACTGCGAGAAGGAACGCGAATGGAGAGCGCGCGCCAATACGAGGTGTGTGGAGCTTCGCGCCCGTATTGCCGAGCTGGAGGCGGAGCGAAGAGACGCCATCGACGCAGACAATGACAGCAGACGCAAGCTGACCCGCGAGGGGTTGGTGATGCTGTGCAACGGGCAAGCCGATGACATCGCCACCCTCACCCGCGAGCGCGACGAAGCCCGCGCCGACCTGCGCGATGAAATCGATAGCTGGAAGCACGATAGCGTTGCCTCGCTCCGCGCCCGCGCCGAGAAAGCCGAGTCCGAGCGGGACGCAGAGACAGCCAGAGCTGATGGGTTTTCACGTGGCGTCGCCGATTTGTTGAAGCGTGTTGAGAAAGCCGAGGCCGAGGTGGTGCGGCTGCGGGATGCGCTGGTGAAGGGCTTGCGCGAGGATGCTGATTATTGTCAATGCGGTGGCTGGCTGGATGCGTATGAGGTTATTACCGCCGCCCTGGATGAGCCTGAAGGGGGCGACGATGGGGAGAAGTGACCTGAGCGAGGATGACTGCGAGCATTGCCGACGTGTCTACCGCCGCCGGCTCGTGGGATGGAAAGAGGCAACCGAGCGCGCCGAGGCCGAGGTGGCGCGGCTGCGGAAGAGGATGTGTGATGCACTGGAGCTGCTAGAGCGACGAGAGGACACACCCGGCAGGCCGATCGGCCTTGCAATAGCCATCCTGCGTGGAGAGGGGAGAACGATGGCTAGATGCCTGGTGTGCGGCCATAAACTCTACGAGTGCGGGTGCACCAGCAGCGAATGGCGCGAGGAGATTCAAGACCTGCGCGCCGAAAACGAGCGGCTGCGGGAGGTGTTGAGACAACTGGCGGACGAGATCGGCGCGAGCGGCATACCGCACAAGCTCTATTCGAGGTGGGTGCGCATTGCCCGCGCCGCCCTGGACGGCGAGGGACTGAGCAAATAATGGATATGCGCACACAGAAAGTAATACACTTTTGGATATGTGTTATATTGACTTTGATAGTGTGGCTATTAATAGTAGGGGTACACGCCTAGTGATGTGAGTGACCCCATAAATAACTTCTGTACACCTTACAATTATACCCCTTTTATGACAAAAAAAACTGACGAATGTCATCGTTGTAAATTTCACAAAGAAGAGATTGAACGAATCAAAGAAAGTTACACAGAACTCAAGAAATATTTTAGAGAAGCATGTAATGATATTAAACATGCAAAAAGACATGTACCAGACAGATGGCATAAGTATCTAAAAGATGATTAAATGTTGTAAGGGTCAGCGTGTCGACGGTGAACTAGATGGTAAATGTGACTTTCACATTACGGCAGGTAAGAAGCTAAAATGAAACTTCTTGATTGGTCGATAGATTATAAAGCTAAAACACTTCGCGGTATTTTTCAGTTTGATGATGGTGTTGTAAAAGATTTGTTAGTAAAACAAGATGAATTTGATTATGTTATAAATACCCCTATCAAAGATGGAATGACTTTTGATAATCATATAAGATTAACATTGCGATTATTAGCTTTGTCTGATGATGCCACTTGGCTTATTATGATTGATAGTCTAGGTTTTATTGGACATAAATCACATAAAAAGGGTGATACATGTTATGATCTAAATACTAATTCAATTAAGATGTTTAATGGGGTCAATTGAGTAGATATCAATGTTTTCAAATGATAGCGCCTAGCTTACTAATTTCAATTCCGCACTAATTATGTCTTGGACTATTTCGTGTTTGTTACCCCTTATTAATTTATCAATTCGTGGGTGCCTAGCCTCATATATCCAATCTAATCCTCTATAATCACGTTTATCAGCAACTATATGCCATTCTCCTGCATAGGCGCCACGGTGTCTTTGTTTACGTAAATAAGCTTCTTCCGCATCCATACAGGCAATGAAAATTTTGTTAGGTTCTGTCATCTTACAACCCATGAAGCCCTTTTGTTGATTGTCTTATAGCCTGAAACCCAGATGGGGTTATCATAAGAATCGTGATCTGGGTGGGCTATAGAGATGTGCCCATGACTATACTCTTTATCATGAGGTTTTATTCCTCTTACTACTCTATATCCCATAGAGGATACAATATCGATAACCGAAGGCATATCAGGACATTCTGATATTGCTTGATATACATCAACACAATAATCAACTCTTTTTGTCATGCGGCCATAAGTTCTTCTAAGTGTCTGGCGCTGGTAAGTTGATTCTTAAAAGTCTTTAGTGCATGTTTCCAATATACATTTGCTCTTCGCCATATATCGATTTCATCACATTCAACAATAATCATTTTAGCGATAACTTCATCTGTTGGTGGAATTGTTCTATCTTTTAGAATAACGCAGAGTTCACAAATTGGCTGACCATGTTTCCGCACGATAATATGTGCTATTCCACGTCTGATTTGATATATAAGACCACTTGGACCCTGTATGATCACAAATCCATGTTTGAGATATTTCTTGAAGACATCAGGTGCCACCATTTTGCGAAGCAACTGTAGAGCTATTAGTTCTTGCGGTTTGACATCAGCAAATCTATGCTGATGGTGTGCAGATCGTGCAGGTTTGCCCCTGTGATTGAGAATAGCTGGAGCTTGTTTGTTCCTGATTCGTCTTATGAATTCTTGTTTACGCTGCTCTTCTGGCGATAGGTTTCGGAAGTTTATAGCATCAAAGATGCCCTCGCGAGTCGTGATGAGATTACCATTAATATCGTAAAGCAGAATTTCATCAGTTGATGCTGCTGAATTTGTTGTGATATTTGTAGTAAAGGTTGCATAATTGGTGTCTCCACCAGTCAGACCATTGAGCATACATCGATCAAAATATATCCTGGTCTGTTCATTAGCATGAATAATTGTCTCATTCAGTACGTCTGATTCGTAGTTGGTGTTTGTGGTGACAGTGACAGGCCCTGTGAACAGGACTTTTTTGAACGTGATAGTATTATCAACCCAATTTGAGGTTGTATCACTGTCACCACAAATATTGAGTCGGCCTGGACCTTGCATCCAAGGTTGATTGTAGTGAATCGAAAAGTTAGCTTGGCTTGGTTTTGGGGACAAGGATTGCTTCACCGGCACCAAGGATGATTTCTTCGAGTCCTGGGTCGAACTCTGTAATCCTGTGTCCTCTGTTACCATCGCTGGTTGTGGCATAAGCAGTAAAACCTTTCGCCAAAAGTTCTTTAAACTTTTTGAATGCTTCCTTTACCTGTTCAGGAATTCTTCTATCCCAGACGACCCGATCATCTCCATTGTCAGATAGAATACGGAAACATCCAATATTTGGGTCTTTTGGTGGTGGAACTAATTTAGCTTCACCTTCTTCTAGGTATTCAATCGTAAATCCTTGTCTTTCAAGCATATCAATAGTTTTGGTAGCATCCAGTTTTTGATCTATCGAAGTTGGATCCCAAGTAACTATTTGTGGTCTAGCTGTTTCAACTCCACCTAGTTCCAATGGCATCAGTAATCCTCGAGAAGTGTTTGAGCAGAAGTGAGAAGACTATGAACTGCGCGCAATGTACCAGCCTTGCGTACGTTCTCTGCCTTTGCATCATCGCCTTCTGAAAGTGTGTCGTCGTCTTTGATCGACGTTAGACGACTAACTTCGTCACGAAGGTCCTGAAACATCTCTATCAGATTATCTCCGGCAATTTTACTCTTTCTTAAGGGTTTCTTTTTGAGACCATCACCTTTAACTGTGTCTTTGACTTCTCCCATAATTTAATTTCCTCATGTGTGTATACCAGCAGCCTCGGCAGCTCTGAGCTGGGCTACAGTACCCATCTTTCTTCTTTCCTGGGAACATGCGCCAGGCATAACGTGAATAGTATCACCAGTCCACCTATCGACGTTCTTGCTCCAGCGAGATTGATTATGTTGAACGTTTGGCTGAGCTTGATCGTCAATTACCACACCATTCTTGATAACACGGTAGTGGGTGTGTCCACAATGACCACAGATTATCTCGTAATTGCCACTCATGTTGTCTGAGAGCATTGGATAATTCCACCAAGTGCAATTGGTACAATAAAACTCGTGTGCGTGTCTGGCCATGAAAGTTTATAATTGATGTAGATGTTCGAATATACTATATTCAGAATATGACAATAGTTAGTCCCAATGTATATAGTTGGCTTTCTGATTTGAAACAGCGAAAGTTCACTTCAGAAAGGATGCTGCTTATGCATCCTGATCAACTTGATGTGGTATTCGCTACAGCAGAAAAAGCTTCTACTGATTTAGCACACAATCTAATTGAAATAAATATCAAAGGGACTCATATATATAGGCAGATAATGGCTATACCTGATTTGCCTAACTCTCACTATTATGATCTATATACTCATAAAATAATTGAAAAATATGAAAAAGATTTAATTCAACCATCTGTAATAGAGTTTACATCTGGTTTTGGTCGGCTATATTTACCAGACCCTTGGTGTGATATATCTATTCATAAATTCCCTTATCATTATTTATATGATTACAATGATAATGTTCATGTAATATTAGGCGATCTTAAAGAACTAGTAAGAATATTACATATTGATTCCGCACTTTCTGGTATAAGTAATCCAAGTTATTCTCGTGGTTCTAGTTGGGTTAAATATCATCTGATTATTGATAAATTATTAAAGGTTTCTGAATTATGGATTTTATTGCCAAAGAAAAATTTTGCCGGTGTGATGTTTGATGATTATAAATTGTTTATAGGATTAGAATTAGTAGATTTAATTTATTCATGGCTTTATAGAGCGATCGAAAAAGGACATTGTATTTATGGTGATATTGATGAGATCAAGAAATTTTTATTTCCATTGTTTAATGATCACTATCATGGTGTAAAACGCATACTTGATTATATTAATAATGAAGATTTCAGTGGAAGATATTATAGGCATGTGAGTTCTTTTGATGTGAGTTCTTTTGATGTGGTTTCTATGGGTACTCCATATAGTGAAAGTAATTTATGGAGTAAGGGTAATTTATGGAGTAAGGAATTGTTACTTCGTAATGATTTTGCATGATTATATTTGTGGTAGAGCAATCTACTACAATAGGCCAGAGGGAGGTACATTCCCTCCCCCCGCCTTCCTCTGGCCACTATAAACTTATATCGAAAAGTTTATAATATAATTTTATGTTAGTACACTCATTTAGTAACTAATTGTTGAGCCCACTTTCTTATAGTACCTGGTCTGATACCATAGCACCGAGCGAGCTCAGCAATTTCTGCATGTGGTGTTGGTCTTACGCTTTTCTTACCACAATTTGCAGAAGGTATAGCTTCTAACCATATTTGATTATAAGTTTCAACCACACGTTTTCTGGTTTCTAAAGAAAATCGACTCTGCTTCGGCATTTATACTAAATACAGCCTTTCCAATTAGCGATTACCATAATAGCAAAACCAATTGCACAGATGGCAAAAGCACTAATAACGACTAATTGACTTTTCTGATCTTGGGTCATAATCTACTCCTAAAGTTAAATTAATTATATGCACTTATCTTTCCACTCATCAACAAGACCATTATCTAAAAGCATTTGATTAAGATTATTTCCATCTATAATAATATAGGCAAGCCATCTACCATATTTGCCTTTGTCATCGCAAGTATCTGGATCATCACAATTTCTTTTTTGTGGAATACGAAGTTGTACTTTACGTGCACTTCTAATTAAATAAACAACATTATCTCTTACTTTAGTTGCTTCTTGTCTAGTTTTAAGTGGTCTAATTTCTGGTGCGTTTATATCACAGAATCTGACGGTTTGCTTCGCAAGTACAACACCAAGACCAAAGTGAATATTAAAAGTGCAGGTATCGCCATCATAACATTCAATAAGTGTCGCATTATAATCCTTTAACAGCGGGTCGGATAAAAGTGTTAACAGGAGTAAAAGTTTCATTTCTTCTTTATCTCGTATTTTTGAATTGCCTTACCTTTATCTGTAACAACCTGCTGAATATTGTCAAATTCTGGTAATTTTGCTACACCTTTATATTCAATTTCAGCAGGTAAATCTTCCGTATTTATCTCTGCCACAATTGTACTAGAAGCTTCTTTTATGATTCTTTCTTCTATGTCTTCACGTTTTATTGCTTTAGGTCTACTCTTCATACGATTGCCATACATATGTTTTAAATCTTCTTGTAATTGGTCATTATGTACTCTCATATATTTTAATTCAGTTTGTAAAACGGCAATGTCTACAGCGAATTCTTCAAATCTTTTTGTAAGAGTATTATAGACAGATTCTTGTATTTTATCTTGTTTATTTTGGTTTTTAATTGCAGCAAAAGTACCACCCATTGCAGTGAGTAAGGCAGTAATAGCGGCAAGTAATGTGCTTAAACTCTTAATTTTCTGCCACATAGTTAGTTTAGGGGGTACAGACATAGATCCTCCTATTATTAAATAATCATTTAGAGGTATCTAATAGAAATGGTGCTCCCGACGAGATTTGAACTCGTGTCGCCGCCTTGAAAGGGCGGTATCCTAACCTAACTAGATGACGGGAGCTAAATATCTATTTTGAATCCTGGGAATCTTAATGCTGGTGTAATTGTTCCTTGATTGTTAAGAATATCAAATGGTATTAACCAATTATTTCCTTCTATATCGTGTAAAAAGAAATAATCTACTTCATCTTTTGTATACTTATTTTGTACTGTTCTTGTAGCATTGTTTCTTGTTCTTTTTAGTCTAAATGTATATCCAGTTTTACTTTCTGATTCATGATAAGAAGATTTGACTTGAACTTTTTTAAGACCATCACCAAAATTAATTAGCAAATCGTATGGGGCATAATTAGATGGAATAGCATACTCAAAGCCACATAGATTACATATTCTAATTAATTCGAATTCTGCTGATCTGCCGAGATTCTTTTTATTCTTTTTAAATTTTATTTTTAATTTATCTTTATTTAATAAATGTGAGTTTCTAGCTCTAATTAAACCTAATTTCTTTAAACGTTTTGTTATTGTTGCATAATTGGCATATCCAAGTTTCTTAGCTATTTTTCTAGCTCCAAGCCCTTGCTTGAATAATCTAGTTATCTTTTCATCGTCTTTCATTTTCATTATGATGTTGGTGCGGGCGGAGGGAATCGAACCCACACGACCTAACAGTCAGCGGATTTTACAATACCACTACGATTTTCATCGCCATTGCATGTTTGTGGTCTGGACTTTCTCTTCACCTTAGTTTTCCTTAGGTGGGAACCGTTAAGTCTCTACACCTTCCATCTAGTGTGATGGCTTGGCTCGGGATTGTCATCAGCTTTACCTGTTAAGAGTTCCCCGAATTTGATTCCTTTATTACCTTACAATTTCTTATAAGGAGACCCAAAATCAAGTCCGCAGCGTCTACCTATTCCGCCACGCCCGCATCATTACAGGATAACACACAGAACCAATAATCGTCAATGTCTACTATCTCTATAAAACTAATAATTTGGCATATGGTCTGGATAATTTATCTTCTAATAATGAGGCAATTCTTCCATCTATTTCCTGTTGAAATTTTGCTTCTTCTATAGTGTTTATTATTCTGGTTCTCATACTTTCGGTTTTAATAATATATTTAGTAACTTTTTGGGCATGGATTTGATATTCTTGAATTTGAATTCTAATATCGTCGATCATTCTTCGATTAGGACTGTCCATTGTTGTCGTCCTTGATTAATTCCTTTAAGAATCTAGGAGCAGTTGATCGCATTTGTTTTAGACTTTTACCTAGTCTTCGATCTTTATTCTTACCTTTATACATAAAATCATCCGAATTTTGGTTTGTGAATGTATATCTAAACTCATAGTTGTTATCTTTTTGATTCTCTTCATATAATCTTATTTTTGTCCATTCTGGAATCATCTCTGCAACACCGGTAGATAAAAATTCACATACAATACCACATTCATAACACCAATATATTCGATAGCCTTCTGATGGTTCTTTAATCAATATTAGTTGATGAGTGTGCATACTGATATATAAAAGGGATTGCGCGTACGTTCACCATGTGTTAAGGTGTTTAATTATGACAAATAGAGCTTCCCTAACAGATAGTCAAGAGGCAGTATATAATTTTATCGTATCGTTTATCAGAGAACATGGTTTTAGTCCTACAATTAGAGAAATTCAGTCTAATTTTAATTATCAATCTTCTAATTCTGTTGTTATCCATCTAAATAATTTACGATCAAAAGGCTATATAACCAAATCTAGTACAAAAGAAAAAATGAAAACCAGAACGATTCGCCTGGTAGATGACATTATCGGTAATTATACTATTGATACTGTTTTTTTGAATAAAGCGCTCAAAAATTTGAAAGAACGTGGCTATAGTATTGAAGCTAACGTTGCAGTCGAATTTTTAAAAGAACTTAAAGTTAATATTGTTTGATGGTGGACCCTGAAGGGTTCGAACCTTCGACCAATCGGTTATGAGCCGACAGCTCTACCGCTGAGCTAAGGGTCCACGTAGAGATGGCGGCATGATTTATGACCTTTGCTCTTATCACTGGGACGGTCAAGCAGGGACCATCTCTACTTCTATATTATAACATAGACATTGATAGCATCAACTATACCCTAAAAGATTACTAGAAATGTGTTTACTGTGACTATTAAGCGCGCATACGTGTATCCTCCAGGAGATTAAATATGTTAACTAATGGTCAAGCAGTTGGACTATTAAATAAATTAACTGCTTGGTATTTTAATAATGATATTGAAAAAATTGCTAGACGCGATGCGTTACCAATTATAAAAATGTCTCAATCTATGTCTGCTGAAACGTGGACCAAATTGATGACAGATGCATTAATTGCATTTAGTGAGGGGCTTGAGGACCAGATTGAACCTGATAATAGAAGAGCAAGTTATGATGCTGCTGTAGATATTGTTGGTCCTGAGGCTTTTGAGGCTATTTCATTCCTGATAGGTACTGCAGCTACTCAACTCCCTCTTCCTAAGACTGCAGTTACTTGTCCTCAGTGTTCTGGTTATGGTTATGGTCATGGACCTGGTGGCATCTTTACACAAGATTTGTCTACTAGTGAAGAGATGTATAAACCAGAACATGCTAAGGATTTGCCTAAACAACACAGAGAAAAATATGAGGAAGAAAGCTTATATAATATAGAAGAGGGAGGAGATCCATCTGCTACACCAAAAATGACTCAAGAGACTGGATATCATGGTCCATGTCCAGCATGTGAAGGTCTTGGATTTGTTGAAGATGATGAATTTGGAGAAGAGGCTAGTATTGAAGAGCTGCAAAGAGAGAAAGATTTAGAAAAGGATATTAGAGATTTCTTAAATGAGTAAATTTGCTCAAACAGGTAGAGACCTAATTGATTGGGTCAAAATGGTATTAAAGGATCATGAGCCTGACGATATCCATGATCCATATAATGATGGAAGAGAATATGCTAAGGCTGTGATCGAACGCGATATCATTCCATTATATGAAGCATATAAATCTGGTGATGAATCAAGAAGACACAATCTTGAGGAATTGAAGTGGTATTACGAAGCTATTAGCACTATGGGTGATGAGGATTGGAAATATATATATGAGCAAGCATTGCATCCATATCTTGATCCGGGTTCTACTATTGAAGAAGAACCGGAAGAAGTAACTTTTGATGAGATATGGGATAATGTAAGGCAGATGGAACCACCTCCAGAAGAAATGGAAGTAGAACCAAAGCCTGAAAAATTAGAGAAGAAAACAAGAAGACCAGTTGAGCAGATTATGGTGAAACCACCACAGGGTAAAATTAAAGAACCTGTTGGTATTGGATCTTACGTATACAATCAAAACAGAGGCGTTGAAGGACAGATTACTGATATTCTGTCAGAAAATCAAGTTCTAGTTATAAACTCTAAAACAGGTAACGAGGAAACTTGGTCTACCAAGAGTTTATATAAATCTATGAAGACTCATGGAGAGTAAAATGCAGAAGACCGCACTCGATCAGGCAGCTAAGAGTTACTGGAGCGATTACTTTAAAGAATATGGCAAGATGTGGATAAGAGATATTCCACGTCGTATTAAAACTGCTGCCTCTCGGCATTTAAAGGCGGATATTGAAGGTGAATTCGCCCCTATTGCCGGTGATATGAATAATAATATGCTCTCTGTTGAGGCATCGTTTGTTGGTAAGATTGGTAATCAAGAAGGTAAAATCTTGGTTACTGCTAGCTTTGATGAAGAAGGCAAGATTAGCGAATTTATTTGTAATCGCGTTGCATAATGAATGTATATCTTGCATGTGAAGCGCTAGATATCTGGCCTATTGTTAAAGCAAGGGCAGAGGTGTGGTCTATATCTAGCACTGCTAATGCAAAAGCCATTAATAATTTAAAGAGTATTGCTAAGAATAAGTTCAAGGAACTTGCAGTTGTTCATCATCCAGATAAAGGTGGTGAAAATGACAAGTTCATTGAATTGCAAAGAGCTCATGACGTAATCAAAAATGCCACTATAGAGCAAATAATTGATTCGTTGAAAGATGAGCAAGAGAGTAACAGAGTCTATTTTGAACCTGGTTCTTTGCAATGTAAAGATTGTACTAAATGGAGTGATATTGTTGGTCTTTGTATAACGGTATCATGCACAGGTTTTAAATCCCCAAAGGATAGCAATGTTTTGGGTTTTAATAAGATTAGAAGAAGACAGCGAACGCAGGTTCAAAGTGGTAGCTTCATCAGAAAACGAAGCAAAGGAATGGGCCAAACAGCAGGCTAGCATATTTAATAAGCCTGTTAAAGAGATAATAATCTCTAAGATTTCGGAGACAAACAATGCAGACTCGTAAAGCACTTAAAGCATTAAGCAAAGGTGAGATTGATTATAATACCATGAACACTACAGGGCCTCTTGCGAGCCGTGCAGATTCGTTATTACAATCTCATAATCAACGTGAAGCCAGTATTAAGGCTGAACAGCAGCGGCATGACGTGGCCGCTGCTGTGCCTGTACTTCAGGCTGCTCGGGAAAAGATTGATAAGATTATGGGTGATAGTGTAATGCCTGATGATACGCCGATTGTATCTCGTTTTGATGCTTTTAGTGTCATAAAAGATGCTTCCAAGCAAATCTCTAATGATATTGGCATTAAACGATTTGCTACTCATCTTGAGAGACTTTGGCATCAAGAACCTCTTGGTACTATTTCTGCTGGTACGTTGACACGTTTGCGTGACCACTATCAATATAACAATCCTAATTCTAGAGTAGCTGAAGTCATTGACACTGTTATTCCTAAGGTGTCATTCAATACGCTTCCTGTAGCCAAACTAGTGCGTATTGCTTCTGAAATTAAATCTCAAGAAGACTATGATGTTGCTATTATGCGTAATGGTCTTCAGAGTGATGCTCCTGCTCATGTTAGAGCTCGTACTTTTATCCGTGCCTTGCTCAATCAGAAAGAAGGGGAAGACATGGGTGAATATTTAGACGAGTCTCGTAAAAAAGAAGAGGGGCAATTTGACGATTTGAAGGAGATCAAAGATACTAAATCTCCTATTATGGCTGACAAGAAACGTGGTAGTGATGTAGCAACGCGTGTTGCTGAGAAAATTAATAAGAAAGCTAATGAAATCTCTGAATCGGAGATGGAAGCTTCTTCTGATGTAGAATCGGAAGATAAACCAAGAGAAAATCTCGGTATTGATGGTACTGGTGTTATGCCAGTTGCTGCTCAAAAGGATGCTGATGCTGTACAGCCATCCCAACTTGGTACCATGGCCATTGAATTTATGAATGCCTATGGTCAATCTGATGAGATTACTAAAAAGATCGACAGTCTAATTGCTAATACCTCGACTGAGGATCTAGAGAGTATTATTGAGGAGATCAGTGAGTCTCCTATTGGCACTGAAGCTTATGAGTATAATAAGAAACGATGGATTGCTGCTTTTGGTTCTAATAGACCAGCATTAATGTTGTTTGCAGCTTTATATAGAAATCCAACTGAAATTCCGAAGATGCAACAATTACTTTCTGGTGCTTTAGAGCAACCAGCTGTAGCTCCACAGCAGGCTGTGGCCTCTAGAAAAATCGCGCAAGAAATAGAAGAATTTCTTGAGAGTGAAGAAGGTGTTGATTTATTAAGACAATCTGCTGATAGTTTTATTGAGGCTAATCCTGAAATAGTAGAGCTTTTTAGTGGTGGTGGTGGTGAATCTGAGGCTATTGATGATGAATCTGAGGCTATGGAAGTAGAAGCTTCCAAAAAGAAGAAAACCAAGAAGAAGGATAAGTCTACCAACACCTTTAGTCCTAAAGTTAATGAACAGCAACCAGGTCAAGTTACCCCTCCGCAGTCTTTGAAGGCTGCTATCACTGCTGACAATCCAATGGTTGATGATGGTCAGAACCATCTTCCTATCTATAATGATAAGAAAGCTCATGCTTCTATCCAATATGTAACTAGCCTTCAAGAACCACCTGCTTGGTGGCTTGGTAGCGTGGATGAACTCAAAGTTCAGCTTAGAGAGGCAATTAAGGCTGGTAAAATTCCACCTCAGTTTGAGAAGCATGTAAAAGGTAAAGATAAGGACAAAAAAGACGATAAAGATGAAGATAAAGGTGGATTTCCAGAGAATTTAAAGAAAAAGAAAAGCGAAATTGAACAATTGATTCTTAATGAAAAATCTTATAATGCTGGTGGTTATAATATTGGTGTCAAGAATGACATGATTCATATCACTAGTAAACGTGGTAGTAAGGAATACCCACTATTAGATATGGATTCTGCTATCGCGGATTTCTTCTATCTTGCTAGTACTGCTAAACATCCGGCTGGTAGTCCTCCACCGCCAGTATTCGCTATGAGAGAGGGTATTAGATTAAATTGCCCTGCTTGTGGTGAATCTAATAGTTATGAAATGCCAAAGGAAGCTTCTGACCTTAGCTGTGGTCGTTGTGCTGGTATTGTTCCAGCCAGAGCAATAGCTTCCGCTCTTGAAATTGGTGGTGCCGCAGAAGAGACTACCTTAACCGCCTTCGTAGCTGATAAGTATCTTAAAGAATTTGGTGATGTTTTTGCTAAAGCAGCCGAATTGCTGAATGCTCAAGAAATTGGAGTAGAAGGCAATAATGCTGAAGCCTATGCTTTTAATGTTCCAGTAGAAAAGAAGGCTGAAGCTTGGGATATGATGGTAGAGGCTGGCTTTAAACCAATCGCCTTAGATGTTGAAGATATTAATCTTCCTGAGGGTGGATTAGAGAGTCCTGAACCAATGATGGTGGATTCGCAGCCTCTTGGTGGCGAGGGTGAAGAGAAAATTAGAACTGCGATGGAACACTATCACGATAAAGGTGATATGAATATTGTTGATGCTATTGCTCAATTCAAGACTGATTATTCTGAAGAATTTGATGCTGGTAAACTTGACCCGCAGGCAATTGTAGATATTGCACAGAAGGTTTTTAACGGTTCGCCAATGGAAATGGCGGCTGCACTGGGAAAGCTTGCTGGTGATCTTCCCTCTACTACTGTGAATCAACAACAGCCTGCTGCAGTTGCTCAGGGAAAAGGTAATGCGGTGTTGGGACCGGATTCTGATACTAAAGGTGAAATCTCAACACCTGGTGGTATAAAGTCTCAGTCCAAGCCACAAGGTACTTTCTCTGATACGAGTACTGAACCTGACTCTGATAATAGAGATCCTGGTGATTTTGGTGCTGGAAAGCCAAAGGCTCATCATCCCGCAACTGATCAGCAGGGGGTTGGTCTTTCTGACACGGAATTAGGTAAAGATTCTGATCATCAAGAGAATAAACTCACTCGTAAGATGGATCAGATGAGCAAGGCTGCCCCCTCTGTAATGCGTTCTAAGTAAAGAGGTTTTGCCATGAGCATAACCGACAATAAATTTATTGGGCAAGAACCGCCTAAAAATGACGGTGATAAGTCATTTGTTGGGATTGGTAATTCCAAGAACTGGACTATTGATAAAGTAGCCCAGATTATTGGTACTCGTCAAGCTCCACCAGATGATGATCCTATGCCAGTTGGAACTCGAGTAGAGTTCTGTATGCCGAATTCTGATGAATTTCGGCATGGTATTATAGCATCTAAATGTGGTGAAGAGTATATTGTTGAAATTAGTGATGGTGAATCTTGTTTAGTGCCTCCTGGTAGTCTGTCTAAGATTGTTGAGGCAGATAGAATTGCGGAAGTATTAAAACATGAGTTTATGCCTAATTTAGAGCTTAAATTTGAAACTACTGAAGATAAAAAACACATTGCTACTGTAGAATATAAGGAACGATATCCATCTGATAACCAAATTATTAAATGGTCTTCTGTACATTTTCCAGAATTAAAGCTAGTTGATGCTATTCATAAGAAGGCTAGAAATATTGATTTGATTTTTGAAATTCAGGCTGCTGAGGATGTAAGGCCACAAGGTGGTGACAGTTTCACCCGTGCTCCTGGTCTTATGAGTCAGGAGATTGATGGTACCGGTGTCATTGGTGAAGTCGAGTCTTTATCAGGTGTATCTGAGTCTGATGTAGAAGAAGGTGCTGAGCACGAGCTTGAACATACTGATAACGAAGAAGTAGCAAGAGAAATTGCCATTGATCATTTAGCTGAAGATCCTGACTATTATCATAAGATGGATAAGCATCATAGTAAAGAGTTTGAACTCAAAGATATGATAATTCCCAAGATTATCAAATTGAGTGATGTTGTTTCTAAGCCAATTAATAAAGAAGCTGCTAATTTTGATATATTTACAGATAGTGTTAATGAGGCAAGTAAACAACATGATATGGAGATTATAAATTCTAATAATGATCAGCTGTCTGTACGTACTACGGATGAATCATTAATTCAATCTTTTAATGATATGGCTGAAGGTTATGGTATAGAGCCTGCTGTAAATATTGGCGGTATATTTACTTGGGAGAATCCACTTGCTGGTTTTGAAATGACCAGTCAAAAGGAAGTAGATAAGTCTTTAAGATATCAGGAGCTTCATAAAGCGGCAGAGTGGGTATTAGGTCGTTTTAATGATAGTAATCCAGAATATTATGCTGCACCAACCCAAATTGGCATGACCGGTCATAGTGGTGAGCATATATTCCAATTGTTCTTCTCTTTGAAAAAGAAGGGGGAGAACAAAGAACTCGATAATCTCTATTTTGATAATAGAGGTAAGATGGTAACCGCAGAGGAAGCTTCCTCTGGGATGGATCCTGTAACTGGATACGTACAGGTAGATTCTGATGCTAACCTTCCAGTAGTGATGTTATCTACTCCTACTGGTATGGAATCTGCTCAGAAATATGGATTTAATTTTACTGCCAGTAATGATGATTATTATAGTGAAGAAGAATTAGAGACTATTACTGCTGCTAGACGTATGGTAGCAGATGTTTGTGCTTCTGTGGCCGATGCTGTATTAGCTGAATTTGGTTGTTATTCTGCAGAAGCTCAGGCTGATTTTGATGCTCGTTTAACTAAACTTGCTGTTGATCCTAAAGCTAAAGAATATTGGTCTAGTTATTTTAAAGAATATGGTAATATGCTTACGCGTGATGTGCCGCGTAAGAAAGATAAAAAGAAAGCAGAAAGTGATTATTCTGCCTATATTAAAAAGGTAGATGGCGGTTACGAAGTAAAAAGTAAGAAGAATCCTAAGTGGTCTGGCGGTACCTATAAGAGTAAGTCTAAAGCTGAAGAACGTCTCGGTGAAGTAGAGATGTTCAAGCATATGAAAGGTAGTGCTGAGAGTTTTGATGAGACTTACGTTGACCTATTTGATATTGAGAAGGTAGCATTCTGGGGTAGGAGGCCTTGGCGTCGTCCAGTTCGTCAAAGACCTACTAAAAGAAGGACTAGTTACCCAACTACTGGTCCAGATTTAAGATCTATTGAAAATGTTGGTGCTTGGGCTATCGAACAGGCAACTCAGGAAGAGGATTGGGAATTATATGACCTTATTCGTTGGATAGGTCATGATTATATGAGGAAAAATCCTGATAAAGTTAAATCTACTAATATGAACGAAGCGCTTGGTGAAGCATTTAGATATGCGCTTCAAGATGATAATAAACATTTTAATACTGTTATGAAATATCTGAAAAATTGGGATAAACGTCGTACTAAGTGGCAGACCAAACAACTTCAGAAAGAAAGAAAAGAATTACAAAATCAGCGAATACTCGGTAAAGAACCTCAGTCTCAGTCTAAAAAAGAGAAGGGGCTTTTGGAAAAGGCTAAAGGTCTATTTGGTGGTGGTAAAGAAGAAAAACCACAGTATAGAGAAGGACCTGTTGAAATGGGTGAAGGTCAGCCTATTCCAACTAAAGAGCAAATAGAGGAATATAGACGTAAACAGCAGGGACCACCACCCCCATCTCAAGAAATGGTTGATGAGTCAATGTCAATACAACAACAGCAACCACCTTTTAGTCCGGTAGCACGTACCGCTGGCATTATGGATATGGATGATGAGGAGTTTGCTGAATTAATTAGTGGTATGACTCCAGAACAAAAGCAACAGTTACTGGAAGATATTAAAAGGGAAGAGGCTGAAGCAATATCATCAACTATTCCAGAAGAAGCTAAGCTATCTAAAGATCCCTCAACAGGATTTACTTCTTGGGAAATTGAACCTGAAAGACCTGAATCTCCATTAACTACTCCAACTAAGCAAGAGGAGTATGAAAGAGCTACAGAATATCATCCTCCAGGAATTGAAAAGGGCCAGACTGAAGCTATTAATAATATGCTTGAGTCTTTAGAAAAAAGTGTTATAAGTAGATATCCTGTTGAAAAGGGTGATAGTATATTAACTATTGAATTGCCAGTAATTTCTCCTGGTGAACTTAGACCACAAGATGTAGATTATGCTAACACTTGGGCTGGTCTAAAATTATGGGAAGCACTTTGGTTAGTCCGTGATGATTCTACTGAATATGCACAATTGCAAAATGTTTTAGCTAGGTATCACCCAGAAATTTATGCAACATATTTATATCAGACTAAAGGAAAAGAAAATGCTAAAGATATTCACGATGAATTAAATGACGCTCATGGTAGAAAGATCAAGCCTATTGATGGTTATTATCTACCAGATTCAAAACCAAAACCCGGAGATAAGAAATTTATTTGTCCTAGTTGTGGTTCTACCGCTGGTACTACTAGAACATCAAAGGGTGATGTTCGTTGTGTAGAATGTAAAGAACAGATTAAACAAGTTCCAAGTACCCAATTTACAGAAAAAACGCCTCAAGTAGATCCTGGTATAGTTGAACATTATCTTAAAAAGGTTAAAAGAGAAACCAGTGTTGATCAAAAAAAGACACAGAAATGGTTAGAACAATTAGAAGATTATGTAAATGCTAATTTTAAAGGTGGAATGGATGCTGTATTTGAAAATGTCGATATTAGTAGAGAACAATACGATGGCTTACCATTAAGAAAACGTGTTGATTTCTTACGTGATGTTGCAGCTATCTTAATTAAAGAAGAAGGTAGAGCTCAACCAAAATATAAGGAAGTTAAAAAAGAAGAAAAATTAGGACCGGCTGAATTTATTCAGAAACATTATCCTCGAGTAAAAGAGCCGGCTATACCCCGTAGAGAAGAAGAACTTCCTGAACTTGATGAAGTTGAATATCTTATCCATGTTCTTAATGAACAAACTGGTAATTTATCTGATAGACCACCACGATTCCAAGCGTTTTTAAAACAACGTGGCATAACTGAAGAAAAATTTAGATCATTAGACCAAGATGAGCAAGTGAGATTACTTCAGGGTGAACTTTTGAAATTTATGGAAGAAATTCCAAAGTATGAAATTGAAAAGCATAAACCTAGATATTTAGAAGAAGGTTTACCATCTAGAATGTTCTATTCTAGAGGAAATAAAAAGATAGCTGCTGAGCCTGAATTTGAAGTTATTGAAGAGGATGAAGTTGAACTTAGTCCAGAAGATGTAGAAGTAGAAGTACCAGAAGGTATGTCTAATGAAGAAATCGAAGATGAAAGGATTAGAGAAAAATTAAAAAGTTTACCAATAAGTGAACAGATTGATCAGGCTCTTCCACAAGAACAATATGGTAATATGGATCCACGTGAGTGGAAAAATAGAGCTACCGAATTTGATATTGATCTTGCTAGAAAGTTGTTGGATCCTGAATCTAAAGAAAGAAAAGCTTATGAATATTTCTTAAATTGGTCACCTGTTACATCTGCTGGTTTAAAGAGTAAAGGTATGCCTGATAGTCATTTATATAAATCATTCAGGGATACTCCAATTAAAGTTATTTTGGTTGAAGAATGGGGTCCTGGTTTTCTTACTTCTCTAGCTAGGGAATCCGACCCTGGCTTAGCAAAATTAATAATGTTTGCTATGAAAGCTCATGGCACTGTTCTTCCAGAGCTTTCTAAGCAAAAACAAAGAAAAGAAAGAAGGAAGCTTAGACAACCACATATTCCTAAGACTCCAGAAGAAATTTGGCAGAGTGAAAAGTTTTTAAGAGAACCTGTGTCTGAACCCGCATTTGCTCCTGGCAAGAAAAAACGAAAACCATTAGAACCTACTGGTAGACCATACGAAGGACCAACTATTCATCGTAAACAACGTGAAGAAGAACCAAGTGAAGCACCAACTGGAGAAATTGATTCTTTTTGGTTTTATAAGATTCCTGGTGGACCACATAAGGGTAAAGAACTCTGGGAAGCTTTACAGGACGCATCTGAAGAAGAGAAGTTAGATCTTCAGAATATGTTACGTTTAAAGGCTCAGGGTGTATGGTTATCTTTTGTTGAGCATACTCAGGGTCCAGTAGCTGCTGATAGAGAAGCGATGCTTCTTGATGAACTTCAGAGTATGGCTGATGAGACTGAAGTTGAAGATCTCTTAAGTGAGGATCTTAAGTATCAAGAGTATATGCGTGGTAAAGAGATTGTTAATCGTATTGATGCTGACGAGCAACCATTAACTGTACAAGATGCGGTTGAGCTGGGCTTACATTATAAGGATAAAGAACCTGGTGTACTTAAATATATTATATGGCATTTGAAGAATTCTAAGGGTGAAGAAGCTCAGCGTAAGTATGAAGAAGCGCAAGCCTATTTACATTCAAAAAAACCAGAAATAGCTAAAGAACTTGAGGAATATCGGAAGGAAAAACTTAAAAAGAAACATCCTTCTGAAGTCAAGTTACAGATGGGAAGTATTGAAGATCCTTGGTTTAATAAGACTATAGAAGAAGCTGCTAATGAAGTCAAGTCTCTTGAGCCAGAACAACAAGATAAATTTGTAAATTATATTAGGCGTCATTATCCAATTGAGTGGAAAGAGTATCGTAATTGGCAGAAATCTCAGAAAGAAAAACCACCACAACGTAGAGAAGATATACCTACTGAGATTGAAAAGAAAGATCGTGAAAAGATAGAAAAGGAACGTGAACTTCTTAGGATGAATCTTGAGAAAGAAAAGAAGGATAAAGAGAAGAAAGAAGTTCCAGTTCCTGGTAAACAACCTGTTACTACTTTTGAGCCAAAACGTCAAAGAACTAAAGAAGAAATACAACTTGAAAAATTACAAAAGAGGAAAAAGCAACTACAACTTGAAGAATTAAATAGGAGAAAAGAACAATTACAGAATGAAAAATTACAAAAGAGGAAAGAACAACTTCTTAAAGAAATGAAGAAGAATCTTACTAAGATTGAGGGAGCAGTTATGAGAAGAGAAGGTGATGCAGGTCCAGGACCTTACGCTTATAATGCTTCTGGTAAAGATGATAAGAAAGATTATGATTATAAGGAGAGGAATAAACAACCTGCTCGTAGTCATAATAAGTTCTGTATAAATCGTATGTTCTCAACTACATCTTCTGATGACAATGGCTATGTCATGATGGATATTGGTTGGGATCCTGAATTATTTGAGAATATGAGCCCACAGAATGTCCAACATCAGATCATTTCTTTTATTAAGGGGCTTGAGAGCGATAAGTATTTCCATGATTTCGGTATCATGGGTAAGCCGAAGATCATTGAATTTGATGAAGATGCTGGGGTAGCTCAGGTCAAAGTTAGATGCAGTGAATCTCGAGGTATTATGACTCTAACCTATGGTGGTGAACTCAAAGACGACGTTTTACCACTTAAAGGTATTAGATAGGAGACTAAGATGCAGTATTTGCTTATTAACATGAGTCAAGGTAACTTACAAGTAGATCTTCATGATCCAGAGAGAGCTACTCTCAAGAAGAATCAGAAGCTTCATAGAGAAGCTCCTGTGATTTCTTTAAATATCAAAAAGGGTGCGAATGTTGACATTCTGCCTATTTTTGATGGATCGCTTGAGAAGACTCACGAGTGTGTGAAGTATAGCCGAGATGTCATTCGTGCTCTGCGTCCAGATAGGTTAAATATATTTGTTTGTGATGATGAAAATAAAGAAATTGATATAGATGCTCTTCTTGGTGAGCCTAAGGAAGTGGAAGAAGAGGCACCTGAGTCTGTGGTTACTAAGCCACATAAGAATGAACCCCAGGGTGAAGGTGGTGCTAAATCTGATGAGGATGCTACTAAACCTGATATGGGTGAGGGTGCTATATTAGCAGCTGTTGACCAGCATGAAGTTGAAATGCGTGGTGAGGCTGATGAACTTGAGACTGAGACTGAAGATAAGAAAAAGACCACTAAAAAGAAGAAGTCTAAGAAGTAATGTCTGAAGAAGAAAAGGCAGCAGAAAAATTCGAGCTTTTACTGAAACCTGAATTTCAGTATCAGTGTAAACTCTGTATTTGGTCAAGAGAACACCCAGAGTTATATAATTGGGTGTGTAAGCAAGCATTAGATGGTTATCCACCTGGACGGATAGCCACAATGTTGATTGATTACGTTGCTGCTAAGTATCCAGATTTAAAAGCTCCTACTAAAAAGAGTATCTGGAATCATTTTAATAAACATACTAATACAAAAGATGGCGTTAAAATTCAAAGTGCGAAAGATGAATTTAAACGTAATCCAAATAAAAAGTTGATCTCAGAAAGTGCTCTTGAGGAGATTAAATCTCTTAGAGATGGTAATTTTGATGAGCATGAAGAACTTTGTAAATTATATGTAAAATTTAGAGAGGTGCATGATCAAATCTATGAGATGGCTGACTCATTAAAAGCGTTAAATTCCGCTAATGGTGATGTATGGTCACAAAATAAGATTCAAACATTTACTTCTATGATTAACACTCAAAAAGGTATTTTAGCTGAAATTTCTAAGATGCGTCAAGGTAATAAGCTCATAACTGTAGCGACTCAGTATATTATTGAAACGTTTACAAAGAGTATTGTTACTAAGCTGTCTGATGAGTTTGCTTCTTTGGTTACAATAATGAAACGTCAGCAAGTTGACGGTGACATTATTGAGGCTGTAGAAGATATTGTTGGTATGAAGTTAGCCAGTATTCTGGTTAATGAGGCTGAAGTTGCTATGGGTAGAACCAGGCAAGAATTCAGGTTACCAAACTAATGCCGATGAAATCAGCGCAGTATGGTGTAATTACACCATCGAATACACAGGCTCCAGAGCCTAATGTTACTGATACACCTACTACTGAGGATTTACAGCAAAAAGAGACTAAGCAAAAACAAGTTGAAGAACAAGAAAAACGTGTTATCAATCAACAGATGCGTTTACTTAGAGATAGGTTGCGTCTATTACAAGCACAACTTACCCCCATTAAACAAAATGAAGATCAATTTGATGATTTAAATCGTCAGGAAGAGGCTGAACAAGAGGAGCTAGCACGTCAAAAAGATACCGATGTAATGAATAAGATGCTTCAACAAAATCAACAAAATCAACAAAATATGACTACTCAGATGATGACGATGCAAAGTTCACGCTGGGTAAAATCTGAAAGAGCAAATGCTGAAATCTTATTTAATGATAGAACTGCTGTAATTTGTGATGTAGCCATTACTCCTCGTCAACAAGCCAGTGGTTTACAGGCGTATACTGTTTTGCCTAAAAATAGAGGTTTATGGTTTCCACAGAACAATAGTCGCATGGCTGCATTTCATATGGGAAATGTAAAATTTCCTATAGATATTATTTTTGCAAATGAAGGTAAGATTAATAAGATCATTGCTAATATTTCACCTGGTGCTTTCGGTACTTGGTCTTCTATTTGTACTGATGTTATTGAAGTAAATGCTGGCTGGTGTCAAGAAAATGGTATTATGGTTGGGGATACAATAGAGACTCCAATATCTAAATCTGCTAATAAGAACACATATGAAACACTTCGTGGTTTAACAGAGGCAAACACAGAAGATAATTTTGAAGAAGAGTTGTTAGAGACTTTTCCTTTTTTAAGACAAGCAAAAGAGAATCGTCTACCTGGCGGTACTGATAATGATCAGACAGTTCAAACTAGTCCAATGTCTAGATTTGAACATCATACCTTACCTGATGAATTTAGTCCATTTGGTGATGGTGATCAGGCTGATGTTGATCCATTTAAAAGTATGGGGAATCCAAATGGTGAAGGTAATATAGGTGAAGGTTTTAGCGGTAGACATTTTAATTATACTCGAGGATTTGATCCTGCGTTAACTGATTCTGAGAGAAAACACGTTACTCCTATTCATCCAAAATCAGACGGTCTAGAGGCACCAATTAGACCCTCTGCTGCTAAAACTAAGATGAGTATTGATCCTAAAATTTTAATACAGGGATCTTTAGAACTATTTAGAAATCATGCTCCTAAATGGACTAAAGAAGAAGATGGAGAGCATGATGAGATGGCTGTAATTACAGCTGAGACTATTCAAAACTGGATTGACACTTTAGGTTTTGAAGAAAGAAATGCAGAAGCTCTCCAGCAAATCATGTTTACCGATAGTTATAAGAGTCAGCTTGGAGAAGCTTTACAAAATGAAAACCTCATAAAAGAATTTAGATTATTTGATTCTGACCTTTTGATCTATCGGTAGGAGACATAGATGAGCACCTATGATAACTTTAAGAAGGCTCGGACTGCAGAGCGTAAAGAAGTAAATAAAAGAATTTCTGAAGCTATGGGAGGGCTTAGTCCTAAGACCGCTCAGCTTCGTTTTGATTTAAGTAATAAGGAAAGTGATAAAGATTTAGATATTAATAAGAATGCTACTGTTAAGGCATTGGAATTAGTATCTAATCTTCTTTCAAGATTTACTTTACCATCTAAGCCTGTATTATCTTATCATGGTGTTATTAAAAATGCTTCTGATAAAGATGGTATACTTGCTGATGGTGTCATTAAAGTAGGTGCTCAGTTTCGTACTTTAATGGGTCATAAGGCTAATATTGATATTCCAGTAATTGTTAAGAAAAAGTCTTTATTGGAACCATCAATGTTCTTTTATGATGGTGCACCTTATGTGATGTGTGGACCAGCACTTGATGAGCTCATTAAACGTGGCACTCTTATGAAAGACATGCAGCCACGTGAGATGTTATCTCCACCGGTTGATGATAAGGTATCTAGTGGTAGTTTGCCTAGAGTTCCAATTGGCAATACGCAGAATATGTTTAATATTGGTCCACGTAATCCCTGGACTATGAGACGTTATTCTAAAAAGGCACAAACTGGGGAATCTCAGCCCTTTTTGGATACTATAGAGCAAATTAAATCAGTATTAAATCCAGAATATGATCAGCGTGTAATGGAAAAAGTACAGCGCGCTGCTGATTATGCTGTTAATGATGATCTTGATTCAGCCATGGTTTTAATGAGACAGGCTGAGCAGACAGCTTTTAAACCTGAAAGATTTAGCAGTCTGGTAGACTCTTTAGAAACTATGTGGAAGCAGGCTGTAAGAATAGCTCAACCAGTAATGACCAGACGCGTTCCTCCACCAGGAGGTGCGCCGGAAGCACTTCAAAATCTACAGCTGGAATCAGTAAATACACCAGCAATGACTCCTGAACAAATCAAACAAATTTCTCAATCTCATTATACTAAACAACAACAGATTCCACAAACACAGATGCCAGCACCTGAACCACAACAAGCTCCTGAACCACAACAAGCTCCTGAACCACAACAAGTCCCGCATGGTACAGTTGTTCCTACAACTTCTAAACCACGTAGACAGATTTTAATGGAACCTGAACAGTCTACTACTCCAGTGAAACCTGAACAGTCTACTCCAGTTAGACCACGTAGACAAATATTGATGAGCAGAGCAGCTCAAGCAGGTCCTGTACCACCTGGTGGTGGTGATACTCCTATTGCATCTTCTGATACAGAGAGTGCACGTCTCAGTCCTTATGCTGCTCCTACTTGTCCACAGTGTGGATTTGTAAATGATCAAAATGCAATGGATTGTAGACAGTGTGGTACTGTTTTACCGGCTGAAGGTAGACGCCCAATTGAGAAGGCTCTGAAACCGCAGCAAGAGACTGAATTAGAGCTTTCTGGTGATGAAGAGCCTCTTGAGCTTATGGCTAAGATACTTAGACATGCAGCAAAAAAGAACAAAGAACAACGTAAACGTACCAATATTGATACTCCTACTGAATTTCCTGAAGTTTGGGAAGATGAGCCACAGCAATTCTTAGATCCAGCAGAACGTGAACGCGATACTTTTGGTGTTGGTTCTAAAGTTAAATTGACTAAGGATTACGAAATTCGTGATCGTGGTGGTATGAGAGTAATTGTTCCTAGTGGTGAAGAGGGATGTGTGGTACGTGATACCAAGGGTGATGGTCTTTGTCTTTATGTAGAATTTCCGGCTCTTGGGTTGATGGATGTAGTTCCTAAGAAATTCTTGAAACCTGGAAAGAAATCCAAAAAGAAGGCTGATGTAAGTCAAGATCAGGTAGACCATCTAGTGCAGGAAATGCTTAGAGAAGGATACCAGTCTGTAGATATTAAAGCTGCCATCCAAGCACATTATCCAGAACACGCAGAAGCAGCTCTCAAGAAGTTATAACGAGAGTTAATACCCTCATTATGAGGAGGCCTGGAGGCTTAATATGGAGAAAGCTAGAGTTATCGTTGTACTTGTTGACTATGTTGGTCGTCAAATCATAGGTGAAGCACTATCTGATTGTCAAAAACCTGTAATTAAAGTAAAAGATCCATTAATAATACGAGAAGTAGTAGATCAAAATAAACGTGCTGTAAATTTAAGTATTTCTCCGATTTTTCATACTTTTGAGGTGCCTGAAAGTGAGATTAAGTGGACTACTAAGTTTATCGCTGATCAGGCACTAGTAAATAGCTATGATGAGTATGTTAGAAGAATAAAAGCCAAAAGATCGAATATTGAAGTTGTTAGTAGTGTACCTGCCAACATTGTTCCAAGGGTAAGCGGTTGATATTAGGTATAAATGGGGCCGGTAGCCTTAGAGATACGATGGAAGCGCTGGTCCAGCCGCTAACTAGCAAAAATAAGAAAAAAGAACGTGATATTGATAAAGATTATTTAGCTAATCCAGCACCTAATATTATTGAATTCGTTTCTGGTCCAGCATATCTGAATATTCCATCATTATTTGAATACACTAGACAGTATCAGGTATTGAGAGATTTCTTTCAATATCGTTGTCCTATCTGCAACCCATTAACACCAGAGGCAATTGATTGTTGGAATAAACCACGTTCTTATTTAGAATCAGAAGTATTATTGGTTTGGTCAAGTAAATATAAAGAAGATGTTTGTCCTAAATGTGGTCTAACTAGAACAGAATTATTACTTGATAGAGCAATTCAAAGATATAATCAGCTTCACGGTATTGTAGGAATGCGTTCTGGTAAGACCGCTACGGTTGGTCTTATTGGTGCATATTTAGAACATAGACTTATAAATATCTCATTAAGTGAATCGGATGGTAAATTATCATCCTATTTTGGATTGTTACCTAAACAGCCATTTGAAGTTACATACATTGCTTCTACTGAAGTTCAGTCTAATGATACTATTTGGGCTTATTATCGTAATTTTAGATCAGATTCTCCTTGGTTCAAACGATATGTAACATGGGTTAAAAAAGAAGAGAAAAATCAAGATACTCCAGCTGGTATGGAGAGATGGAAATATCAAGAGACCATAAGAGAAATTGAAAATGGTCATATGGGAGTAAAGTTTAATTCAAAGAACTCCAACTCTTCTGGTCTTGCTGGCCGTACTCGTATTGGTTCTTTTGTTGATGAGATTTCACGATTTAAACAAACTGAATCTTCATTAGGTGCCGAAGAATCCTACCGCGTTATGGAGAATTCTTTACGTACTGTGCGTTCAGCAGTACTAAATAGAGACTTGCTCGAGTGGTTTGGTTTAATGGTATCAATTTCATCTCCTATATCAATTGATGATAAAGGGATGGAATTACTTTATACCTCTACTAATATTAAAAGTATGTACGCTTTCCATTATGCAACTTGGGAATTCAACCCTATGGAGAAGCGTGAATATTATGATGAAGCTTTTGAAAAAGATCCAGTAGGTACTGAACGTGACTTTGGTGCTAAACCACCATTAGCAGCTAATCCTTTAGTTATTGACCCACAAAGATTTGAGACTATAGCAGTAGTAGAAAATCTTAAACCCACTGCTAAAATTGATATAATACCATTTATAGATAAGACTAATCAGCGATATCATCGAGCTCAAATGGTCGAGTGTCAACTAAAACGTGATATGTCACGGTATATCTGTTTTGATGCTGGTCAGAATTTCGACTCGTTTGCTGGCGCATGTGGTCATTTAGAGATTAGACAGCTTCCAGATGACAAGGTTGAATACGTAACTGTAGTTGATTGGGTAATGCGTATTCTACCATCTAAAGATATGGATGTATGGTTTGATTCTTGTGTCGATATAGTTGATTTTCAAAAGGGATTTCAAAAGATAGCACAGGTGGAATTTGATAGATGGAACAGCGTGACATTAATTCAGCAAATTCGTAATCTTGGAGTACGCGCTGAACAGAAGTCGATTAAAGCTGAAGATTATATCAAATTCGTTGCCGATGCTCTTATGGGCCGTATTCAATTACTTCCTAAAGATATTGAAGATGACGCACTTGATCCGCCGTTTAAATCTCCTCAAGGTGTGGGTATATATGAATTAGAACGCCTTGAGAGGTCTATTGATGATAAGAAAGTATATAATCCGCAAAAGGGTAAGCGACGAGGCTATAACTCTGACGACGTTGCAGTTGTCTTAGTTCATTTACATAAAATGTGTCAAGATTCACAAATCATGCCTACTGGTGTTAAACTGCGCTCGAGGGAAGCAAGACTAAAACGTGAAGAAGTGGGCGGTCAACAATTTCAAATGGGTGGACAGGGTAGATTATTTAATCCTAATCGTATGATCGGAAATAACAGCAGGAGACGTTGGTGATGCTTAAAAAAGCCTTTCAAAATTTTGCTTTGCATGAAGCAAAAACTAAATTAGTTAGACTACAAAAGAAAGCTGTAGGTCCTGGCATTATTAATATGGTAAATAAATATATACCTAGATTTGATAAACTACTTAAACATTGGACGAATCTTTCAGAGATATCTGTTGAATTTAGTGGTCATCCAGGATGGGAAATATATTCTGGTATTCAAAAAGATAAAGGTGTGTTTGATTCTTATTTTAATCTTCCAGATACAAGTGGGTTAAAACAATTTTTACAAAACAAATTGAGTAAAGATTATGATGAGATTCAAGATTTTGATACTGATTTATATTATATTTTATTAGATCCAATTGATCAACTTATTGAAAGTACATATGAATATGAAAAAGAACTACATCGTGTAACAAATATAGGTCAAATAAAACAAAGATCACAAGAGTTTGCTGATCGAATTAATAAAGAAATTATTCAAATTGAACATTTGAGGGCTGATATAGAAAAATTAAATAAAGAGATGATAGAAGAATACGAAAAAGTTTTACATCAGATTAATTATGACATTGATTAAAGACTCTGGTAAATATCGGAGAAAATGGTAATGTCTGATATGATTAATGGTTTGCCTAAGTACGCAGCTATAAATATAGTAGATAAAGAGACCGATGGTGATGTTGATGGACGTGAACAAGTTACTTTTCCATCAGAATTTCCTGCTGGTGAAATTCAAGATGAAACTAATACTGGCCCAGAATTCGATCAGTATAAACGTCCTAGACAGGCAGAATTAGGACAAGAACTTACCCAATTGACAACTGAACGTGAGCATGGTAAACCAAAACAGAATTTAACTGAGCCTGCACGATGGAATGAATCTTATACAGATGAGAATCGATTCGAAGATGCAGACGGAAAATTAGGTGAATCAGATGAAGATCATGGTACCCTATCAAAAAGTGTGTACCCACCATACACTGACGGAATCGGCCAGCCCAACCCAAGATACGAGGACCCAGACAAGGGACGATTTAACATTACATTACATGCTTCCGAAAAAGAAGAAATCGACCCAAACAAGGGACCTGATTATATCTGGATCGCAGTAGATCTTGATGGCACGATTTTAGAACCTCCGCCAGACAATCAATACGCATCGGAAACTGGCGAACATGTATTTGGTCAACCAATTGAAGGTGCTAAAGAAGCACTGCAAGAGATGATTGATAATGGTGCAGTAGTATCAATCTATACTGCTCGCCAATATTTTGCCGATGGTGAAGATAAAGAAAATGAATTAATTGAGGCTGTATCTAAAGTTTTAGGTGATAATAAAATTCCATTTACAGATGTTTATGTAGGTAAAAAACCACCAGCTCATCATTTTATTGACGATAAGGGTATATCGTTTAATGGTGATTGGAATGTAGTATTAGATGCTATCAGAGATCAATTACAAAAAACAGCACATATTAAGAGAGCTCAGTATTCAGATTATGCCTATAAGATTTATCAACAAAGTTTAACTAATGATGAATTGAGAAATACATTATATAATTATCTTGGTCAATATGGAGTAGAGGATAAAGTATTAGAGAGTGAAAGAACTATTATTGATAGTATTTCGCAAATGATGATTGCAGAACCTGAATTTGCTGTCAAATTATTTGATATGGCTGGTCTAGAAAGTTCTGGTGTGGTTCCTTCACAGTTTCCTCCAGAAGATGAAATAGACCTTCAATTACAAGAATATAGAGAAAAGATTCTTACACAGAACTTACCAGAAAATTTAAAAGAGCAAGTATTAACATCCCCAGAATATGAAGATTATCCTGAAACGACAGAACAACAGACGCCTAGTATAGAACAAAAGAAGACAAAAGAAACAGTACAAAAAGAATATAAAAGGCCAATAGAAGAGGGGCAGGAATATTACAGACGTACTACTCCTCCTGGCGGCATTTTAACTGAAAGACCAACTGAAGATTTGGGTCCAAAATTAAGTAATGACCCTACTAAGGCAGTTAAAGATTATCATGGTATAAAAATGGATGTGGAATGGCCGAAAGGTTCAATTCGGTCATATAAAGGCAGTGATACCTACGCCACCCATATGAAATGTGATTATGGATATGCTGCTGGTGTTGAAGGTAGCGATGGTGAAGAATTAGATATTTATCTTGGCCCAGATGATACCGATACCGCTTTTATTATTGAGCAAATGAAGGAAGATGGTTCGTATGATGAAGATAAAGTAATGCTTGGTTTTGCGTCTGAAGAAGATGCAATTGAGATGTATTTACAGCATATGCCTTCGTATATGCTGGGTGAAATACGTGCTGTTCCAATCGAGACTTTACACAATGCTTTATATGGTGAGCCTGAAGATCGTCGTGGGAAAGATGATCTAGTTCCTAATGAAGAGAAAACTGCTGAAGATAAAGCTAAAAAGCATAAGAAAAAGAAGACTGTTAAAACTAAATCTGATTATGTTGGACCACAAAGTTCACAAAGTGGTGGCATAGGTGGAGTTGGTGGTCCAGCAGCAGATATAGAAGCTGATAAAGAAGCTGGTAATCTAGAATTTGCAGAGTTTGCGATAGCAACCGCACATCAAAATCCTGATATGCAAGAACTACGTAGTCTATTAGGAGATAGAGTAAAATTAATTAAAGAACAAATTAAACAAGAAGAAAAAGAAGAAGAAAGTCCTGTATCAAGGAAATTAACAAATCCAGATGGGACTCAGGTTGAACTTCCACCGCCTAATGTTTATAGTGAACAAATTAAAGATATTTTAAAGGGATTAAAAGAAAAATATGATCCTAAAAATAGTGATCGCGACATTATTGCACGAAGTATAATAATTGATCCGGAATTTAAACAGAAAATTGAAAAAGCATTAGGTTTTACAGTAGAGGACTTTGAAGCTGGTCTTAGTTTTCATGAAAGCATACCATATCGAAATAAAATGTATTGGTATTCTAAAAATCCTGAGAAGCAGCTTGAAGTTGCTGAAGAAGAGCGCAATAAAAGACTCAGAGAATTACGTGAACAGGAACAACAGTTACCCAACATTTTAATAAATAAAGATGATGAAGATGATGAGGATATTGAAGTAATAGCTTCTAAAAAATGGTATTTTAAAGCTACTCAAACATGGCCAGAAGATGATCCTATGGAGAATGAATATACTGATGGTACTGAAGATAGAGAAAACAGAGATATACCTAGACCCCCAAACACAGAAAAAATGAAATACAGGAACAGTTGATATGGTAACTTCCATATTGGATGGAATTGACTTAGTAAGGAGTTTAGCAGTGCGTGTTATAGAATCAAACATCGCAGGTGACGTAACTGCTTTTGAATATGCAAAAAATCACCATTATTTAAAATTGCGAGATGGAGATGGTAATGAAACAGTAATGGTAGAACATGGACTAATTAAATATGTGTGTACTGAATGTAAATTTGAATTTTTTGCTACCTCCAATCAGGCAAATCACTGTTGTAGATGTGGTAGTAAAGACATCACTTCACAATGGACGCGCCCCCAAGTTTCTTTAGTACCTGAAAAAGAAAGCGATTTTCAATTTGTTATTAAGAAGGAAGGCTAAGGAGGGGTCAAATGATCGTGCCTGGTAGCAAATATGGCAATGTGCGTAAACAGGCATCGTCTGACACGCCTCATGGTCTAACGCCTAATACGATTGAAGCTCTTGGTGACAGGATGGAGAAATTCCTTCCTGGTCTATCTAGTACTGAGGGTAAAGCATCTAATCAATTTTTTGATGGATTACTTCCTGACGGTGCTGAATTAGATCCAAGAACTCAAAGAACCGCCAATATAACTAAAGTAGCTAATTGTCCTTCTGGTACTACTTTTCCGGGTTTCAGTAACAATCAAAATGTTTCTTTAACCCCTCAAAGACCCTATCAGCCTGAATTTGAGTCGCCTGATAGGCAACAGTATCCTGTACATCGAATTCTTGCAAATCGCTATTGGCGATTATTCTATAAATTAGATCCGGTAATTGGTAACTGTGTAGATATGTTTGCCACAATGCCTTGGTCTAACTTTCAGCTTACAGGAGAAGGTGTATCTGGGGAAATCAAAGAATCGTTTGAAACTATGTGTCAAGAGACGCAAGTGTTACGTATTCTTGAATATATGGTGCGTGAATTTTTAGTTATTGGTGAAGCAGTTCCACATTGTTTCTTTGATGACGCTAAGGGAATTTGGTCTTATATAGCTCTTCATAATCCCGATCAGTTAGAAGTTATTGATGCTCCATTTATTAAAATGGATCCAGTGGTAGAATTTATTCCTGATGATAGACTTCGATCAGTATTAACTTCTAACAATAGATTATTAAGACGTGTACGTGAGCAAATGCCGCCTGAATTAATCTCGAGGCTTGTTGCACGTCAAAATATTCCACTTAGTCCGATAAATATGACCTTCATTCCGCGAAGGCTTCATCCCTATGATACTCGTGGTACGTCAATTATCAGTCGTATGTGGCGTATTTTGATGTATGAGGATGGTATCTATAATGCCAGTATTGCTACTGCTAGACGCCATGCAGGCCCAATCAAGGTAGCTAAACTTGGTAATCCGCAAACTGGTTGGATTCCATCTCAAGAACATGAGCGTAGATTATTACAGCTTCTCGCTCAGGCTGAGCTCGATGTTAATGCCTGGTTAGTTTACCACTATGGTATTAACTTTGAAATGGTCGGTACTACTGACCGTATTATGAATATTGCTCAGCATCATGATGTAATTGAACGTATTAAACTTATTGCCATGGGAATTAGTAAATCATTCCTTCATGGCGAAGTTACTTATGCATCCTCTGTCACTGGTCTGTCAGTCTTTTTACAAAGATTGCGGGCGATGCGTGACTTTTTTGTTAACACTTGGTTACTTCCTAAATTTTTTAAACCGATCGCTCAAATTAATGGATGGGTAAAAAGAGATAAGGGAGAAATCAATCATCGATATAGAATTAAACGATCCCAGAGACAGATCGAGGCTGAGAATCGTTGGATTATACCTAAATTAGAATGGGAGAAGCAATTAGATCACACCATTAATTCAGAACTTGTGACCGCAATGCAAGCTCTTGAACAAATGGGGATTAAATTTTCTAAGACTTCTAAGTATGCTGCCGTTGGTAAGAAATTTGAGGATGAGATTAATAAGATTGCTGAAGAGCAAGAATTAGAGAACACTATTAAGCATTATGTAAAAGATGAGCAGCCTCCCGAAGGCGCTGCTCCTGGTGGCAAACCTGCATTACCTGCTGGTGGTATGGGAGTAAAGCCTACGCCACCTAGGTCTCCGCCAGCTGGTATGCCTGGTGGCGGTGGTATGCCTGGTACTACTCCTGGCTCCTCGGGACCAACCCCCGGTGGCCCGGGTGGTATGGGAACACCGCCACCTTCACCAGGTGGACCAATGGGTGAATCTGATAAGGGCGCAGATGGTGGTGGTACTGGACCATCTGGTAAAAAAGATCCAGCTATGGAAGATGCTACTTCTGATGTCTATGATCATAAGGGTAGAGTTGGAAATTGGAGCGCATCTGAAATCGAAGAGTTGAAGGAATTACTACTTGATGGTGATACTAAATCACCATTTTGGGAGCAAATTAAAGGACATAATTTAAATTCCGCTATTGCTGCTGGCGATAAAGCTGAAATCATGGAGATAATATCAGAACATGCCATGAGCTATGGTTATGTTTTGTCCGATATTAAGCAATTAGAACAAGTATTAGAAAAAGAAGGTGTTTTTAATCAAATAGCGGTTGGTGATACTAACTTAATGAAGTTAGAAGATAAACTACCGGAAGATTCTGGTATGCTTAATGATTCTGCTATGATGAACAGACTATCCTCTTATATAGATGGTGGACGACCTGACGTAGTAACACTTAGTCGACCAGATATGCTTTTGGTTGGTCATGGTAATGAAAGTCATGAAAGTGCATGGAATGGGGATATTAGTAGTATTTTAGATGAATAGAACATACTGTAAGAAAGTACAATGTTCGTTGTTAACCTTAAATTATTACTGAAAACAGCTTAATACTGAGTATTTAAGCATGTGAGGCGGTGAATGTTCAAGAAAACAGGTAAGACAACTACCTTAGGGGTATTAAAAAAAGACAAAAATAAAAAAGATAAAAGTGAAAAGCAAGATAAAAAAGATAAGAAAGATCAAGAAAAGCAATGACATTCATCAAAACTGCTGAAGTTCAGACTTTATCTGTCGCTGAGTATGAAGACGATAAGCTGCAAAAATCGGCAGCTTATGGTGATGAAAATACTAGCGAATTTTTAAATAAACGTAAGCCCATAGATATTAAAGCCTCACTTGCAATTGTGGCGTCTGAATACGATATTTCAGATAATCCTGCTGATTATATATTTGAGGCTATTAGAGGCAATACATCTAATGTGCCTAATGAGAATAAGGATGCTTTTCATAAGCATGAACTTTTAAGATTTGATGGGCGTCTTGGTAAACAAGTCTATCGTACTTACGAAAATAAACCGCATCACATTAATCATAGAGCAGAAAATCCTAAAAATGCAAGAGGTTTTATTGTAGACGCTCATTACAATGATGCTACGCCACCTCTTGATGAATGTCCAAATTGTGGTAATAAAACTGCATCAAAAGAAGGTCGCGATCCTGAGACTGGCATTCACTGTAGAAAATGCGGTAATGTAGTCAAGGATGAATTTGTAGAACTTCTTGTCGCTATTGATACTAAAAAAGATCCCACTTTCGCTCGAGCAGTAACAGCTGGCATCCTTAAACATGGATCGATGGGCTGCTCTTGTTTACGTACTCGATGCAATGTTTGTAATAACGTTGCATATAGCAGAGGCGAGTTTTGTGCTCATATTAAAAACAAAGGTAAGACTTATGATGAGTCTGAACCTGGATTTAATCCAGTAGCCTTTGTAATTGAATACGGTAAAGATAAAACCGCTAAGATTACTAAGAAAACTGCCAGAGCTTTCGAGTGGTGTGAGGGGGTTATATACGATGAGTATAGTCGTGTACATGACCCAGCTGACACCAAAGCTGAGCAATATGAGATTTTAAAGCTCAGTGAACGGCTAAACGATGATCAGCTCCAAAACGAATCTGACATACTTATATTAAGCCAAAAGGTTGCTGATCTCGAAAGGCGGGTGGAGGAGAAGCTCCAGAAGGCGGCACAAGCTGGCCCTCCGATGCCTCCTCCACCACCTGGCCTCCCTGGTCCTGGTTCTGCAGAACCTGGCCCTGATATGCCACCTCCAGGTCTTGAACCTCCACCAATGGATGAAGAAAAGGGCGGTGGTGACGTTACAATAAACATTAATACTACACCGGATGGTGTAGAAATTGAATCAAGTGAATTAGAAGAAACTTCACTAGATAATAAAACTCCTATTGAAGAATTGAAACCAGAAGAATTAGGCGCAACACCGGCAGGTCCCGGTGGTGTGTTAACACCGGCAGCCATGGGCATTGAAGGGCCTGAGGCTACTCCGCCTAAACGTGGAAATAAAGAAACCTCTGGAGGTTCCCCTATGCTTCGTTTTGCTGAGTCATACAAGCATTTAAAGGCGGAGATTACTAGTGCTGGTAATGTCCGTATCTTTGATGCAGAAGGTACCTTGTTTGTAGTAAAACCTGATAGGGTAGATACTACCAAGGTTGCTAGCGTCGGTCCTGAGGATTTAGCTAAGAAAGTTCTTACTACCATCGCACAGTATGGTATTGGAACTGCTATTAACATGACGAAGGCCATTGTTGGTCCACGTCTTGCTCAGGTTTTACAGCATTATCACGATGATATGACTGGTATTGATCGGAATGAACCAAGTGCTCCAACTTCTGCTGAAGGCGATTCTGATTTAGCAGATAAGCCTGGTTCTGCCAAAGATACTGCTACTGGTGATGGTGCTGATTCTGATCGTGCTGATGAATACGATGAAACTGTATCTCTTAGTAATGACTCCTTGAGTGATCGTGAAACTGATCTTGAGGATGAACAACACGACAGGAATCCTGATCAGTTGTCGGTGAACGAGATGAAGGATTCTGACATGAAAGACAAGCGTAAGGACTGGAGTTTGAGTCAGAGCGCTGTTGATGATGTCAGTACTGATATGAAATCTGCTGGCAAGATTAAAGGCCCTGGTAAGCCTGATGGTACTGGTCCTATGTCAGATGATGATGAATGTCTTGATAAAAAGAAGAAGAAGGACAAAGATAAGAAGGCAGAAGTTGCTTCATATGATATCAAGCAACACGCTGCTAGAATTGAATCGCTTTATAAGGGTAGATTAGAGAAGAAAATCGCGGAACTAGAGGAAGAGAAGAAGCAATTTATCACCAACATGGCTGATAGATTTGCCCGTGCTCTTAAACTTGTCGCTAAGCGACAAGCTCTCAACCTCGAGTATTCGCCATTGAAGACGGCAATGGGGATTGCACTTTGTAACCCGATGCCGCTTGGTGATGGGTATGAATACGCCCCTATGGATCAGAAAACTGCAGTTACTATTGTAGAAGCTGCATTTTCTGATCCTATTATTGAAGGTACTGATAAACCAGCGTGGGAAGCGTTCATTGATGGCATTATTGAACGTGCCGCGTCGGTTATGAATTGGAATGATGAGACTTTGATGCAAGTAGAGGCAGACTTGAAGAATATCAAGACTGCTGCTGTTCCGCTTGATGAAGCTGCGTTTCAACCGAGTGCTAGCGATGTACAACTCAAGCAGGCTGCTACGCAAGGAAATCTACAGTTGAATCCAACTGAGACTACTCAGCAGCCTCAAACTGATAATAAACGTACAGCTATTAGAGATGCTGTTGGTGTAACTAAGGTGGCAGGTTTAGCCAATCTTGGGCGATAGGGACGGGGGCATCGTCCCCCCACAACGTTAACTACCAATGGAGGTAGAAAATGGGTTCTGTAGGATTAGATAGCCCCCGTCTTGGGGCGTTCCAATCGGATGTATTTCCGAGAGGACTGGATTTAGGTCGTTGCGTCATTCTCCAGGATGTCGGCGTTTATCGTGCAGCTAACGCTGCCGATTTCGAGCAAGGCATGCTGGTGGCGCAGGATGCTGATGGTAACCTGATCAAGGCGGTCAGTCGCCCGGTGCTTGGCGTTGCTAAGTGGAACAAGACTAACGTCTACACTGCTGCGGTGGTGGATGAGGTTGTGACGTTCCCCACGATCACCGCCACTGTGGAGCTTGCTCATCCGAACGTGAGTAATGTTAAGGCCAACACCGCTCCCGATCAGGGTGGTACCGCTCTTGTAGCAACCACTGACTACACGTTGAATGCAACGAATGGCACGCTTACGCGTATCAACCCCGGCTCTGGTAATCTCGTAGTTGGCGCTGCCACCTACGTGACTTACACTTACGATCTGGCTACCAGAGATCTGGACTTCCAGGGTCGTAACTTCTTCAACTTCACGGATGATGTTAGCATCGCTGACAACAGAATCACGGTTATTACCGATGCTTCGATTCTGTTTACTTCGATGTATGACACCTCCCGCAACGACTACGCACTGACTGGTGCTGGTAAAAACCTGTACTGTGGTGGTAATACTGCGGCACTGGCTGGTTATTTCACCACCGACAGTACTGAAGGTGAGTTTGTTGGTCACGTGATGCAGCTGCCGACCGCCGATGATCCTTTCCTCGGTGTACGTCTTGGTGGCGATCCTGTGGTTCAGCCATAATCTAACCCAGTACTGAGTGGGGCGGGGTAACCCGCCCACTCTTTAAGGTTATGAATCAATTTAACAGGAGAAAAAGATGAGCGTAGTAAATCCTTATAAGCGCCTCGCTGCGGCTGGGGCGGCGACGCCTCCGCCAAAGGGTGTAGAGACCCCAACCATCCAACGTCATGCCAGTGTGCAAGATGAGCAGCATTTTGATGAGACTGGCAAGTTTAACCCCACCGCGTATGCTGGTGAGGTTACTCGTGATGGCGTTCGTCAGGCTGTTGGTAACACCAATTTGTCGAACCGCATGTTCGATAAGTCTGGTGAAGTTAATGCCTACGATGATAAAGATGCCCTTCAGCAGGTAGCATACCTGCTTCAGAGCGTTACGCGTAAAGCGTCTCCGGGCACTTTTTATCGTGAAGCTTCTAACCAAATGGACGCCGAAGATCGGCGTAAGGTTCTCGCTGCGGCGATGACTGATCCAACTGGTGAAGGTTTCGCGATTGTTGGTCAGGAGCTTCTGCTTCCGATCAAGGACATCGTGGATTACGAGGGCTGGGCTCGCAAGCTCTATCGTGTCCGTCCGTTAGCTCAGGGCGAACTCTTCCGCATTGCGAAGGATGTTCGTGCTACCGCTTGGGTGGTTGGTCAGGATGGTCAGTCCATTGAGTCTCGACTTCATGGTCGATTCATTCAGCCTTCCGAGTTCAAGGTTACCGCTTTCCCGACCGTGGACATCGAAGACATCTATCAGATGAATTACGATGTTCTCGATCGTGCTCAGGACACTGCGCGGCAGGAGATTGAGCTCGAAGAGGATAAGCGCGGCCTGGCACTGCTTGATCGTGCTGCCGTCACCGTAAACTCCGAGACCATCTTCACTACGCTCGGTATTGCTGCGTTTGAAGATGTTCGCTATCAGGTTGAGCGTCACCGCCTCATGGTTGAGAAGTACTTCATCAACCGTGCTGAGCTTTCGGACGTTGTGAAGACGATGAGTGCGGCTGTTGACCCGGTGACCGAGCGCGAGTTAATCCTCGCCGGTTACATCGGCAACATCCTCAATGCTCAGATCATCACTGCAGCTGGTACCGGTGTTGAAGAAGTCGTGCCTGCGGGTACCTTCTACGCCGTCACCGGCAGTGAGTACCTCGGCGAGATGGGTGTTCGTGTTGAGCTCTTCAGTGAGCCTTTCAACATGTTCAGCCATCGTCGTCTGGTCAAGGGTTGGGCGTTTGGCGAGATCATCGGCTTCGGTATCCCGAACCCGAGAGCGGCAGCCAAGGGCCGGAAGTAAAACATTGGTAGACTAGCTTGGGCGTCAGATTTCTGACGCCCAGCTGTCTATTAAGTTTTGTGAGGGAATGAAATGCAAGTATTGATTACCAATACTACGACAGATCCTATTTCCCTTGACTTTACTGTTGGTGAAGAAACCATCAGAGAGACTGTGCCAGGTAGTGGCTATGTCGATGTCGGGGATCGGGTAACGATTGACGATCTGAACAGAGTTGGTTCAATTCGTACGCTGGTAGCTGCTGGTACGATCACCATCTCCACCGTGGCGGAAGCTGGCGATATTGAGTCTTTGCTCGATTCCCAGTTGATGGAGTTTGTGCAGGAAACTGCTGCAAATCAGGCTGAGATTATGATTGGTACTGCTGATATGGCAGGCACCATTTCTGTCGAAGCTCAGGTTGGTGCTCTTCCCGCTTCCGGTGAGGACATGACGTTTGACGTTCTGGTAAATGGTTCATCCATCCTGGCTTCGGCTCTGGTTGCTGATGATACCACGGTTACTGCTGCGCGTCAGACTCTTTATGGCGATGAAGGTGGAGCTACTGTAGTTAAGGGTGACAAGATTTCGATCGCGTTAGTCTATACTGCTGGTGGTAGTCCGACCCCTATCGTCGATTCTGCTCTTCGGATTAAGATTCTGAAGGCTTCGTAGTTGTTATTCTAGTGGGTGGAATCCACCATCCACCCACTAGAATTTACCTCCTTAGGGAGAGGCTCGTTATGAGCAAATACACTGTTCCTTCTAACATGGTGTTAGAACAGAACATGGTGGGTTAAATTCCCGTGCTCTTGGCAAGAGCACAAACGGATTGAGGGGCTGCTCTGTGCATGAGCAAGCATACTCAGGATGTATTAGTAGTAGATTCCGAAAAGAGATTTTTGGAGTATATACATCCTGGGAGAGCAAGAAGGCTGCTGAGAGAGAAGAAAGCCAAAATTTACTCGAGGCGACCTTTTGCTATTATGCTCTTCAAAACAGTATCTGCTACCTCAATCAGGAGAAGAAAAGTTATGCCAGTACCTAGAAACTTCACTGAATTCTTCAAGGAAGAGCGAGATATTTATGTTCAGAATCTCGCAAACGCACAAGTTTCGTGCGAATTTCCGATAGCTCCAAATCGGAATGAAGGTTTTCTGTTTGCTAACAACAGAGATCCAGTTAATCTTACACAATTTATTCCTTTTGACGCTATTAAAGCATCTATGGATTTTAGAAAGATGCTTAGCCGGCGTCCACCGGCTCTCCAACTTTTGACTGAAGAAGAGTATAAAGCTTACTTTGCTGGTAAAGCAAAGCGCAGCAATATGCTTAATAACGACGGTGAACCAGACGTTGATGCTGCTATTGATGCATCTGAAGAAAAGCGTCGACGTACTTCTGATAGAAACTATAGAGAGCCTGTTGCAGCTTCCTCTCCAGAGCCGATTCACGAAGTAGTAGAAAAGGGGACCGGTCCTGGTGGTGCTGCTCGTTTTGGTGAGCGTAATCGTGTAGCACATAATGATGTTGTTGGTGAGGATGAAGTTATTAATCCTCGGGTGCTACATTTCTGTAATCAGGTCAAGGCTGAGATTGAAGAATCTGAAAGAATGCCCGCTGCTGAACTCTTAGAATCACTGCAGGACATTCCCAATTTAACCTTAGATGACTACGAGCACATTCGAGCTCATTCCTACTACAAGTCTGTAAAGAAGTGGGCTCAAAAACAGGCAGCAGATTTAGCCTCTCATGAGTTGGATGATGAGGATGATTCTGTAGCACAGGTCTGATAATGAATGTAACACATCTAGAGCTTGCCAGACGTATAAAGTTAGAAGCTGCAGGTGGTGCTGATAGTGCTACTTTAACTTTAGAGTCTGGTACACCATATCGACACTACTGTGCTTGGGTTAAAGTATATGCCACTACAATTAATGTTAGTGTACAGCCTAAATTTGGTGGTGAAAATGATGGTGCTGCTGTAGTTGTGAATACCGCACCCCCTAACAAAGTATTTCAAGTTCCTATTGAGGAATGGAGACCTTCTACTAGGTTGAATAAAAAACATCCTGACGATGAATCTCTACCAGTTATTCTTAAAAGTGAATTGGTAATTACCAACAGCGCAGCAGTTCCAGCAGTTGTAGATGTTTGGATGATGGCAGCCGCAACACCAGGGGGTGCGTAGTGTCCACTAAGGAGATTGCTGTAGCGACTTGGAAGAAGGTTAGTCTTGCTATACTTAAAAGCTTTCGTGGCCTCATCTGCGAAAAGAAAGATGGTGGTTGGGAACTATCCCTTGGACGTGTTTCTTTTTGGATTGTGTTTTCCCACTGTATGTATATTTGGAACAGGGTGGGTGATGTCGTCAGGGAAATTGTAGAACCAATCAAGAATGAGGCTACTGTTGCGGCCGATTCTATTGCTGTTGGTGGTGTAAAAGAAGAAGTAATACAGGTTGTTGAAATTGTAGTCAAGTATGCTGAAATTAGTCAAAGCGAACTTTATGTATTGTTTGCTTTGCTTGGTTATGCTGGTATCAAACTTGGTAAGGATGCTGTGCAGGGATTTGCCACTGCTTGGAAGAATGGCCAGCCTCAGTGAAAAAGTACGGTAGATGGATTATTTTCGGCGTAGTAGCAGTAGGGATCATAGCCTTACTGTTACTCGTCGGAATTAATGGTAATCTACGAAGGAAATTAGAAATTTTATTATTGGAACTACAAATAAAAACCAAAGTAGCTAATATTAAAGAAAAGGCGGCGGCTACCAAGGCCAAGGCAGAGGCTAATGAAATTAGTGCAGTAGAAATAGAGAAGGAAGCTAAGGCAACGGAGGAGGCAATCTCTAAGCAAAAAGAGGCTCTGCAAAAGGGCCTAGAGAAGAGAGGATTAAATGCTGATGAGATTGCTGACCGTCTTGGGAATCTTGGCGTTTAGTACAACCGCAAATGCTGAGAAACTTGATCGAACCGAAATCAATAGAGCTCTAAAGAGCCTAAAACCTACCCAAGTTAAATTTCAAGGTAAGGATGGTGTTTGGTTTTCTGAAGACCAAGCTGAAATAGTGCTTGGCCTACTGGAAGACAAATTACCTTCAGCACTTGATCTTATAGATTCTCAAGATATGCAGATTACTGCTCTTAAAAATGCAGTAAATGCATACAAAATATCTACTAATTCATATAAAGAAACCGCTACATATTATCAGCAGGGTTTGAATGACGTATTGCAAGCCTTTCCAAAATTAAAACCTGTTCAGTATTCTTGGTATGAGGATAGAACTGCAACGTATATTTATGGTATTATAACTGCCGCAGGAACTATAGCTCTGTCGGCTTGGATTTTAGATAAAGCGCAAGAATGAATAGAATAGCTAAATTAATGTCTAGGTTGATTATTTTAACACACCCTGACACACTAGTGTTAGGAGGGCAGGAAAACCATGGCCTTAAAACAAAAAATGGAAGAGTTGGACCAGCTTAGATTGCAAAATCTTATGCTGAAATTGAGTTTGGAACAAGAAAGAATTGATAAACACAAAGCAATGATATCCGAGGCTCAAGCAAATTCAGAATTACTAAAATTCCAAATAGGGATGTGGAAACACGAGTATAATGTCAAACTGAATGAAAAGGGATTAGATATTAATAATGTTCAAATTGATGCTGAAACTGGAATGATCACTCCAATAGAGGAACAGACGTAATGACTTTGATTCCTGATGTTGGTTCTCAAGATGCTGAAGTAGTGTTGATGGGAACAACACAAAATATAGGTATATCTTTTAAAAATGCTAATGGTGTATTAGCCGATCCAGAAGAATTGTCATTACATATTACTGATGTATGTGGTTCAGAAATTTTAGAAGATGTTTATTTACCTTTAGATGATAGGACTCCAAATCCACCTAGAATATTAAATCCATCTATTGGCAGATATGAGTTTCCTTTAGGTTTAGATAACGCATTTACTTCTGACGCCAATAAAAAGAACAAGACTACAATGAGGCGTGACTTGCTCTTTAATTGGCGTGCTAAGACAGTGGCTTCTGTAAAAGCATCTGAAACAGTAGATCCTGGAACTGGTTTAAATTCAGTATTGGTATGGACTGCTGTAACTGCGGGTTCTCCTGGTAATTTTATATCTATTGAGTATATTGATCCAGGAGCACCTGATCAAACACTTTCTATTGTAAGAGATGAAGCCAAGATACAAGTAAATTTAGCAACAAATAGTAGTTCTGTTATAACTACAATCGCTAATGATATTATTACAGAGTTTAGTGCTACTGCAAGTGAGGATGCAGCTGAGATTATTTCTGTTGCTTTGGGTCCAACAAGCGCTGGTACTAGTGTTGTTGCTGCGTACGCAGAGACGCTTTTAACTGGTGGTACTGATGGTACAGAAGAGGAAACTATTTGCGTAAATGTTAGAATTATATCACATAAGGTATGTTCCTTAATTTCTAAATTAAGATTACAAATTGATAAAGCTGTAAAATTAGTTACACCTTCTGGCAATCCGGATGAAAGTTGTTATTTAGGATATAGTAAGGGACAACTGGTCACATTTCTTGAAGGTGGTTTGCAAGTTATTAATGCATACCAGCCTTCTGGTTGTTTTAGTTTTGATAACTATCCATATTCATGTTTTGAATTTACGCTTATTGAAGCTGCTTTAATGGCTGGCGTTATGAGTCAGCAAGTATTTGCTATTGATACTGATATTCCAAGTTGGAATGATCAGGGAAATGCATTTGTTATTCAACATCAACCACAGTTGGTATCCTATCTTAATTGGCTATCACAGAGATTAGATAAGATGATACCACAGCTCAAGCTTAACTTTGTTAGCAGCGGTAGTCTACATATAGAGACCGGTCCTAATTATAGACTTGCCGCATTACTTACCGCCGCTCCTAGTGGGGCCTTGTTTAGAAATATATATTTTAGAGCGTAAAACATGGCCATTATTGAGATCACAAATCAAATAGCTCAACAAGTTACCACTACCATAGGAACTGTTCCTAAAGGTAGAGGTAGAAAATTAACAGTACAAACAGATAATATTCCAATTGCTAAATCTTTATATGAAGAATTAGAATCATTAAAAATCAAAGGTACTATTTCTTATGAGCTTTTAGAAGATCCGGATATTAGAGATGATATAGAGGCAGCACCATTTTTTACTGATAATGCAGGCTCTCCTCCGATTGGTACGCCTTCTGATGGTGATTATTCAGATGGTTTGTTACCACTTCAGCCAACAGATAAGCTTGCCGATGCGCTTGATGATATTAATGTTGCATTATTATCTGGCACTGGAGCTTCTGAAATTGGTACTCCAACCGTTGGCGATTATACAACTGGTTTCTTTGATAATTGGATACCAACTACTTTAGTAGCAGATGCTTTTCAGGATGTAGGTGTATCTTTTCTTGATTTGGCTCCTGCTAAAGCTGGTACTTTGGCTGGTCAAGCACTTGTTTTATCTGGTACTACCTTATATTCTGCAAAAATACCTTCAGGACTGTCTGCTTCTTGGAGTCCCTTGAGTCCTGGTGATACTATATCAAATTTAATTGTTGATAATACATATATTTTAACTACTCCAGATCAATCTACACGCTTTAGAGCAGGTAAAAGTTCTGATCCAAGTACTGCTGGTGTTCTTACTCACGTACTAAATGGTACTAATGCCGATGCACGCGATATTGGTGTTTCTGGGGTTGGTACTACTGGCACAGTTACAGTAGATAACCTGGACGTGTTTAACACATTCTGGCTTAAAGCTACTGGTTTTATTGATTACACACAGACTACAGAAGGTAGAATTACTCATGCTGCTGAGCATACAGAGGCGGGTCTAACTTCTACTACTGAGCTCTATCTTGATGATGTAAATACTGTTCCATCATTTAGTGTAGCTATGGTAGCTTCATTAAATACTATTTCTAATAAGTGGTTATCTGGTATCTTAGCTTGGGGTCTTGGTACTACGATAGACATTAGCTACACAGCAGCGTCTGGTATATTTGAAAAAGCTTATCATCCTACTGCAGTGGGTTCTGTTAGTGGTACTGGTTACAATACCAGTAATGATAATCCTAGTACTACACCTGCTGTAAGTGATACTTTTGCAGTTAGTAGAACCATAACACTTAACAATGCTAATCAGGCCTCATTGACCCCATCATTAACCGCAACTATTAGAAAACCTAATGGTGCTAATGCTAGTTCTGTGGATACATTACCTAACCCTGTGAATACTTATGGTACAGTTTCTACTACAAAAACTGACAGCTTTTTTGATGAAGCTAGACGTATCGTACTTGATTCTGGTGTTAGTTCTGGTACTGCCACTGCTTTTGATTCCACAGTGTCTCTTGTAAATGGTAATGCGCAGCAACGTCATAGTGGTATACTTCAATATCCGAATTCTAGCGACTATCCCGGTTTTACTGGTGATCAGGAATATCAACGTTTTATTGCCAAGGCTTCTGCCTCGGCTGGTGCTATAACATTTGCAGGTATAAATTATACTGATATCGACCCTTATGGTACTGGTGAATTGAATGTTCTTTTACATATTACGACTGACGATAAATTTTTTGATTTAGGACGTTCTATTGGTGACAACAATGGTACTGGCTCGGGTAATGATCGTGCCAATTCTATTGGTGCTCGAAATGATGGTGCCTCATCAGGAAGTATATTAGCTTGGAGTATAGGCACTTTTTCTACAGCGTTTAATGGTAATGAATATCGCTTGATTATAATTTTTAGAAACAACAATCACTCACTCTCGAGTATTTCGGAAGTATAATGGCCCTGCTTAGTGGACAAGTAGGGGCTGAAGGTGCAACCGGCCCTACTGGCGTAACCGGTCCAGCTGGACCGACAGGAATAACTGGTCCTGCTGCTCCAACAGGTGCTACTGGACCTACTGGACCTGCTGGAATAGCTGGTGTGACTGGTCCTACTGGTTCTACTGGTTCGACTGGTGTAACTGGTCCTACTGGTGCGACTGGTGCGACTGGACCAACCGGTGCTGGTGTAACTGGTCCTACTGGCGCAACCGGTCCTACAGGACTTACTGGCGCTACTGGTTCTATTGGTGCTACAGGTGTAACTGGTCCTACCGGACCTACTGGCATAACCGGTTTAACTGGCCCTACTGGTCAAATAGGACCAACTGGTCCTACGGGTGCAACAGGAAGTATAGGCCCAACAGGCTCTACAGGAATAATAGGACCTACTGGTTCTACTGGTGTTACAGGACCTACTGGCGCTGGTACTACAGGACCTACCGGACCTACTGGCCCTACTGGCCCTATAGGTTTTACAGGACTAACAGGAGCAACTGGTCCTACAGGAGCAGGAACTACAGGTCCAACAGGACCTACTGGTCAAACTGGTCCTACAGGTTCAACAGGTTCTACTGGACCAACTGGTGCTGGTCAAACTGGTCCTACTGGTACTACTGGTCCTACAGGTTCAACAGGTCCTACAGGTCCTACAGGACCAACTGGTGCTGGTGTAACCGGTCCAACAGGCCCCACAGGTCCTAGTGGTGCTGATGGTGCTGGTACTGCTTATCTTGGTGAGATATCTGTAGCTAGTAATTCTACAGGTCAAACATTAACTAATCAAAATCAATTTTATAAGATCACACAATTTGATACCAACGGCAATTCCTTTGGAATGACGCCAGATCAAGCTAATGATAGAATTATAGTAAACAATTTAGGTACGTATGAAATATCATTTACATTTTCGTTTGATGGTAGTGCATCAAATACATATGTAATTGGTGTTTATATTAATGGTGTATTACAGACAGATGGGCAAATTGAGCGTCAGTTAAGTTCTTCTGCTTTAGTTGGTGCTGCAGCTATCTCTTTTATAGGTACGGTAGGAGCGGCGCAATCTGTAGAAGTTTATGTTAAAAGCACTACGTCTTCTAGTGCAAACTTTATACTTCGATATGGTAATCTTAATGTAAGATCTGTTGGTGGTAATGGTCCTACAGGTATTTCTGGTCCAACCGGACCAACTGGTACTACCGGACCAACTGGTACTACCGGACCAACTGGTGCTGGTCAAACTGGTGCAACTGGACCAACTGGACCAACTGGTGCTACAGGTTTAACAGGTCCTGTTGGACCAACTGGTGCTGGTCAGACTGGGTTAACTGGTTCTACTGGACCTACAGGAATAACGGGTTCGACAGGACCCACCGGTCCTACTGGTGCTGGACAAACAGGACCAACAGGTCCTACCGGTTCTACTGGTCAAACAGGACCAACAGGTCCTACCGGTTCTACTGGTTCAACAGGTCAAACAGGTACAACCGGTCAAACAGGAATTACAGGATCAACTGGACCAACTGGTCCCACAGGTTCTACCGGTGTAACTGGTCCTACTGGTGCTGGACAAACGGGAGCTACCGGCCCAACAGGTCAAACAGGTCCTACCGGTTCTACTGGTCAAACAGGACCAACTGGTGCAACTGGTCAAACTGGTCAAACAGGACCAACTGGTCTTATTGGCTTCACAGGTGTAACTGGTCAAACTGGCCCTACTGGCCCTACTGGTCTAACAGGACCAACTGGCGCTACTGGTCAAATAGGTCCAACCGGTCTTACTGGTCCAACTGGCCCTGTGGGTTCTACTGGCTCAACTGGTATTGGCCAAACTGGTCAAACTGGTCAAACAGGACCTACTGGCGTAACTGGTCAAACAGGACCTACTGGACCAACTGGTCCAACAGGACTTACAGGCGCAACTGGTACTACTGGACCTACTGGCATTGGTCTTACTGGTCCAACCGGTCAAACTGGTTCAACGGGTGTTACTGGTCCTACTGGTCAAACTGGTGTTACGGGTGTTACTGGACCAACTGGTGCTACTGGACCAACTGGTGCTACTGGACCAACTGGTATTGGTCAAACGGGAAACACAGGTCCTACGGGAATAACTGGACCAACTGGTGTCGGTCAGACTGGCGTTACTGGCGTTACTGGTGCTACTGGTTCTATAGGTCAAACTGGTCCTACTGGTGCAACAGGCTTAATAGGACAAACAGGGCCTACTGGTTCAACTGGTCTTACTGGTCAAACAGGTGCTACCGGACCTACTGGTCCAACAGGTTCTATTGGTCAAACTGGCCCAACAGGTAAAACTGGGGTAACAGGTCAAACAGGACCAACTGGTTCAACTGGTCAAACAGGACCAACTGGTCTTACTGGTCAAACAGGACCAACTGGTCTTACTGGTCTTACTGGTCAAACAGGACCAACTGGTTCAACTGGGGCAACAGGACCAACTGGTCTTACTGGTCAAACAGGACCAACTGGTTCAACTGGGGCAACTGGTTCAACTGGGGCAACTGGTTCAACTGGTTCAACTGGGGCAACAGGACTAACTGGACTTACTGGTCAAACAGGACCAACTGGTTCAACTGGGGCAACTGGTCAAACGGGTGCTACGGGTGCTACGGGTGCTACTGGTCAGACAGGACAAACTGGAGCTACTGGATTAATTGGTCAAACAGGACCTACTGGTGTAACAGGTCCAACCGGTATTGGTGCTACTGGGCTGACTGGTCCAACTGGTCCTACTGGTATTGGTGTTACTGGTCCAACTGGTCCTACTGGTATTGGTGTTACTGGTCCTACTGGTCAAACAGGAACAACTGGTCCAACTGGACAAACTGGTATAACAGGACTCACCGGTTCTACTGGTCAAACAGGATTAACAGGACCAACTGGCCCTACTGGAATTACTGGCCAAACAGGATTAACAGGACCCACTGGTCCTACTGGCATTACAGGGCCTACTGGTCCAACTGGAGTAACTGGTCCTACTGGAACTACTGGCCAAACAGGACAAACTGGAGTAACTGGTCCTACTGGAACTACTGGCCAAACAGGTTTAACTGGCGCTACAGGTATTGGTATTACTGGTCTAACCGGATCTACAGGTCAAACGGGATCTACTGGACCAACAGGACCAACAGGTTCAACTGGTCTAACAGGTGTAACTGGTCCAACAGGACCTACTGGTATTGGACAAACTGGTCAAACAGGACCTACAGGACCAACAGGCGCAACAGGCGCAACAGGTGTAACTGGTCCAACCGGTGCTGCTGGCCCAACAGGTAAAATAGGACCTACTGGTCTTACTGGTCCCACGGGTAAAACTGGTGTTACTGGTCAGACAGGCCCAACTGGTCAGACAGGCCCAACTGGTCAGACAGGTCCTACTGGTATAGGCCAAACTGGACCTACCGGAGCTATTGGTGTTACTGGCCCTACTGGTCAAACTGGTCCAACAGGACAAACAGGTGCTACTGGTCTAACAGGACAAACAGGTGCTACTGGTCTAACAGGACCTACAGGTGCTACTGGTCCTACTGGTCCTACCGGTTCTACTGGTCAAACAGGATCAACTGGCCCAACAGGACAAACAGGTTCTACCGGTCTTACTGGTCCTACGGGTAAAACTGGTGTTACTGGTGTAACTGGTCAAACTGGTCCTACTGGTCAAACAGGGCCTACTGGTCCAACTGGTTCCACCGGTCTTATTGGCCCCACTGGACCTACTGGTCAAACTGGATCTACTGGTCTTACTGGACAAACTGGCCCAACAGGACAAACAGGTGCTACCGGTTCTATTGGTCTAACAGGACAAACAGGTCAAACAGGACCTACAGGTGCTACTGGTCCTACTGGTCAAACAGGAACAACTGGTCCTACTGGTCAAACAGGATCAACTGGTCCTACTGGTCAAACAGGATCAACTGGCCCAACTGGCCCAACAGGACAAACAGGTCTTACTGGCCTAACAGGATTTACTGGCCCTACTGGTCCTACTGGTAGAACAGGCCTAACTGGTCCAACAGGACAAACAGGTGCTACTGGTCCAACCGGTCAGACTGGTCCTACTGGGGCTACGGGTCCAACTGGATCTACTGGTCTAACTGGTATAACTGGACCAACTGGTATCGGCCAAACTGGTCCAACAGGCTCAACTGGTTCCACTGGTCCTACTGGTGTTGGTAAAACTGGTCCAACTGGTGTTACAGGTCAAATTGGTGCTACTGGTCCCACTGGTGCAACAGGTATTGGTCAAACCGGACCTACCGGACCCACTGGTCCTGTCGGTCTCACTGGTCCAACAGGTCTTACTGGTCCAACTGGTCTAACAGGCCAAACAGGTTCTACTGGACCTACCGGTATTACTGGTCCAACTGGAGCAACTGGTCCTACAGGTAAAACTGGTGTTACTGGAGCTACTGGTCAAACAGGAGCTACTGGCCCAACAGGACAAACAGGTCCAACCGGATCTACTGGTCTTACTGGACAAACTGGTCTAACAGGACCTACTGGCCCTACTGGTCCAACAGGTATTGGTCAAACTGGTCCAACAGGACCTACTGGCCCTACTGGCCCTACTGGCCCAACAGGTATTGGTCAAACTGGTCCAACAGGACCTACAGGTGCTACTGGCCCTACTGGTACTACCGGTTCTACTGGTCCAACAGGAACAACAGGAACAACAGGACAAACAGGACCTATAGGTGCTACTGGCCCTACTGGTCAAACTGGTCCAACAGGTCAGACAGGTCAGACAGGTCCAACTGGACTTACTGGCCTTACAGGAGCTACTGGCCCAACAGGACCTACTGGTCAGATAGGTCCAACTGGCCTTACAGGTTCTACAGGTTCTACAGGTTCTACAGGCTTAACAGGCTTAACAGGCGTAACAGGACCCACCGGGTTTACTGGCCCAACTGGTAGAACAGGACCCACCGGGCTTACTGGCCCAACTGGTAGAACAGGACTAACTGGTCTAACTGGTCTAACTGGCCCAACAGGTTCTACTGGTCCAACCGGTGTTGGTCAGACTGGTGTAACTGGACCTACTGGACCAACTGGACCAACTGGTATTGGTCAAACAGGCCAAACTGGTATTACAGGACCAACAGGTGTAACTGGACCCACCGGAGCTACAGGTGTAATTGGTTCAACAGGACAAACAGGTATAACTGGTTCAACCGGTGCTACTGGTCAAACGGGTGTTACTGGTCCAACAGGTCAAACAGGTGCTACCGGACCTACTGGTCCAACAGGCATTGGTCTTACTGGTCCAACTGGTCTTACTGGTCCAACAGGACCAACAGGTCAAACAGGACCTACTGGTCCAACTGGTAGAACAGGTATAACGGGAGCAACTGGTCAAACTGGAGTTACAGGTCCAACAGGTATTGGTCAAACTGGAGCTACTGGTCAAACTGGTCAAACTGGTCAAACTGGTCCAACCGGTATTGGTATTACTGGTTCTACGGGAGTAACTGGTCCGACAGGTATTGGAACGACTGGACCTACAGGTCTTACTGGTATAACAGGACCTACTGGTCAAACAGGTCTTACTGGTATAACAGGACCTACTGGTCAAACAGGTCTTACTGGTATAACAGGACCTACTGGTCAAACAGGTCCTACTGGTACTACTGGTCAAACAGGTCAAACAGGCCCAACCGGTGCTACTGGCCAAACTGGTCCAACTGGTCCTACCGGTCCAACGGGAGCAACTGGACCTACAGGTCTAATAGGAGTAACGGGCTCGACCGGTAGGACAGGATTAACCGGACCTACAGGAATTACAGGCTCTACTGGACCAACAGGCTCTACTGGACCAACAGGCTCGACCGGTCAGACAGGTATAACAGGACAAACTGGTCCAACTGGCCCTACTGGCCCTACTGGCGCAACTGGTCCAACAGGACTTACTGGCGCTACTGGTGTAACTGGCGCTACTGGTGTAACTGGCCCAACTGGTTCAACTGGTCTTACTGGCCCAACAGGTCTTACTGGTCAAACAGGTCAAACTGGTCAAACTGGTCAAACTGGTCAAACAGGTGCCACTGGCCCTACTGGCCCTACTGGTACTACCGGTTCTACTGGTCAAACAGGTCCAACTGGTCCAACAGGTGCTACTGGCCCTACTGGTACTACTGGTTCTACTGGTACTACCGGTTCTACTGGTCCAACAGGACAAATAGGTCAAACCGGCTCTACTGGTTCTACTGGCCCAATAGGACGAACAGGAGCAACTGGATCAACAGGACAAACAGGTCCAACCGGATCTACAGGTCCAACTGGAGTAACAGGTGCTACGGGGGTCACTGGTGTAACTGGGCAAACTGGTCCAACAGGTCCAACAGGTCAAACAGGACCAACTGGTCCTACGGGTATTACGGGTGCTACTGGTTTAACAGGTCTTACTGGTCCAACTGGACAAACTGGAGCTATAGGTCAAACTGGTTCTACTGGTCCAACAGGTCCAACTGGAACAACAGGACCTACCGGTCCTACTGGCGCGACTGGATTAACAGGTCAAACTGGTCCTACTGGCGTTACTGGTGCAACTGGAACAACAGGCCCAACAGGTTTAACTGGTCAAACTGGAGCAACTGGTCCTACTGGTAAAACTGGTGTTACTGGTCAAACAGGTCCAACTGGTCCTACTGGTGCAACTGGTCAAACAGGATCAACTGGACCAACAGGCCTAGCTGGTCAAACAGGACCAACAGGCCTAGCTGGTCAAACAGGCCCAACTGGTCCTACAGGCCCAACAGGTTTAACTGGTCAAACTGGACCTACTGGTCTAACTGGTATCACAGGTGAGACAGGTCCAACTGGACCTACTGGCGTAACTGGTCAAACTGGACCTACTGGACCAACTGGTATCACAGGTGAGACAGGTCAAACAGGGCCTACTGGTCCAACTGGTCAAACAGGGCCTACTGGTCAAACAGGAGCTACTGGTCCAACTGGTTCCACCGGTCTTATTGGTCCCACTGGACCTACAGGTAAGACAGGACCAACCGGTCCCACTGGTTCTACAGGCTCTATTGGATCAACAGGACCTACGGGTTTAACGGGTCAAACAGGTCCTACTGGACCTACAGGTTTAACTGGACCAACAGGATCAACTGGTTCTACTGGTTCTACTGGATCTACTGGATCTACTGGATCTACTGGATCTACTGGACCAACTGGTCCTACTGGACCTACTGGATCAACTGGTGTAGGTCAAACTGGCCCTACTGGTTCCACAGGACAGACTGGAGTAACTGGTCTAACTGGTGTGACTGGACAGACTGGCGTAACTGGTCCAACTGGTGTAACTGGTGTAACTGGAGTAACTGGTCCTACTGGGCCAACTGGTTCTACGGGTTTAACTGGTCCTACTGGTGCTGGCCAAACCGGAGCTACTGGAATTACAGGACCCACTGGACCCACCGGAGCCACAGGAGCAACAGGACCTACTGGTGCTACTGGACCAACTGGTGTACTAACACCCAGCACTACCACTGATTATGGCTTTGCTATTTGGAGTGGTACTACTGGTGCTGAATTACGTGATATTGGTGTTCGTCACTATGGAACGTCAGCGACTGATCCGACCTCACCGACACCTGCAGATGGTGATATGTATTATAACACCACACTGCGAATGTTGATGGAGTATGATGGTAGTCGGAGTAAGTGGTTATCGGTTGAGAGTATGACTTTCGAGTGGGGCGATGCTGGTCCTAATGCTGCTGGTTCTTATTATAAGGGTCCTGATGGTATCAGATTTACGAACACGAACGGGTTTCATGCATTATATAATGGTACGATTGTTGGATTTGGATATACACGTGATGATACAGATGCAGCGACCTTCGAGATTACGGAAGATGGAACTACTAGAGCGACTTTAGCCTCGGCGGCAACGAGTGGCAGGTCTACGACATTTGATGGCAATTTCTCTCAAGGCGGGATTCTAGGTGTGCGCAATCAGACTGGAGGTAATTCGGTCACTGATGGATCTGGCTGGGTGAGAGTGAAGTGGAGAATATAATATGATTATTGCCAAAAATCAGACTGCTGGATCACTATCAATTACTGAATTGAGCGTGCCAGATGGTGAAATTCCTGCAAGTGGGCAAGTAACATTAACAGATTTTAATACTAATACTGAAATTAACGAAAGTGAAGAACTTCGTGCATATGTTGATTCTGGTGTAATTATTCTTAATGATGGTGAAAGAGATATTAATAAAGAAGAATATTTAGATAATTCTTTTGTTAATTCTATCCATAAAAATATTAATGGTGAAATAGCAGGTATAACTGAAAAGACAGAATTAGTAGTTGATGATGTTTTTCTTATTGAGGATAGTGAAGCATCAAACGCTAAAAAACGTGTTAGTCGGGATAACGTTGTAAGTAATGTTGGGAATTTAAGTAAGATATTTCAGGGTATTGATGTTACTGGAAATATGCAGATCACCAACACTGCACAGGTCATTCCGCTAACCTTTGAGACCATTAAGGACGATTACTACGCGCACTCGACAACGGTGAACCCCGGAGAAATCGAGATCTTAGCGGGTGGATGGTACAAGATCACAGCCACCCTCTGTGTTGCTACGTTCGGGTCTGAAGGAGGTACGCGAGGAAATCCGCAGCTCCACATCGACATCGACACCGGGTCTGGGTTCGTACAGCAGCCAGACAACCTCGGTGGCTATATTCGAGAAAACTCTACCGATTCTTTATCGTGCACAATCACAGGTACTGGTGTTTTTGAATTTAATGTGGGTGACAAGTTTCGACTCACCGTGGTGGATTCTGTTATCAACGAACCTGACGAGCAGACAGTTCCTTATAGCTCGCGCTGTTTAATCGAATTTATTGATAGGTCAGGTTCTGCTTCTGGTTCAGTTGATAATCTTAAAGATATTGGCGATGTCAACGCACCGGCTCCATCGGATGGTCAGGTGCTCACGTTCGATAACGCAACATCCAAGTGGGTCGCTGGTGTACCTATTGGTGTTACTGGTCCAACAGGTCCTACAGGTTTAACAGGTTCTACTGGACCAACTGGTCCAACTGGTTTAACAGGCCAAACAGGTTCTACTGGACCTACTGGTGCTACTGGTCAAACTGGTGCTACTGGACCGACTGGTGCTACTGGTCAAACTGGTGCTACAGGACCTACAGGTCCAACTGGTTTCGGCGACCTCGAAGAGGCGATTGTTTCTGCTGATCGAACTACTACTAATACGAGTTGGACGGACGTGACCGGCGTATCAGTCACATTTACTCCAGCGGCTGGTGAGAGAGTTCTCGTTCATGCTCAAGGACCTATTCAGAATACTGGTGCTACCGGTGAACGCGCCGAAATGGACATCGCACAGGACAACAGTGGGTCCTTCGTGCGGTTGGGTGGTACCCGTGGTTCTGCATGGATTGAGTCTTTCAATTCTGCTCAAGACTTTCCTTGGAGTATTACCAGAGTCATCGAACTTGACAACGCAGTCTCAACCACCATCAAGCTCCAGTTTCGTTCGAATGATGGTGCCGAGTCTGCCTCGATGCTTGGATCACTTGCTCCAATCGTCCTGCAAGTTCTTCGTGGAGTGTAGTCTATGGCAACTAAATATACCTATTCGGTATCGACCGATTTCCCGAATCAAGTTGTTAGCGCTGCTCGCTTGATTGAAGAGATCCAGGCATCAGCCATTGTCACTGCCCTGGACCACATCGACGTGGCGGGCGATGTCTGCGACATCTGGTTCAAGGCCGACCTCTCCACCGGGGATGAGACACTTCTTGATGGCGTCGTGGCGGCTCACACTGGTGAGCCTCCGGTCCGTGTTCAGAAAACGGTCGCACACAACATCGATGGTGAGCCACTCCCGTTGTCACCGAGCGGGGCGCCGCAATTTGCTGCACAGCCGCTTCAGCTCGGGCAAGCGAAGTTCAAGCAACCGGTATCTGGTTCTGAGTTGATGAACGTCAACGGTACGCCAGCAGGTACTCCCGTCGTACTGTGGAATGGAACGGGAGCCGGGGACACTGGCGGGGATTGGACTCGTTCTGGAGTGGGGTCCGAGGCTACCGCTGCCATGCATAGTGGTACCAACGGTCTTGACACCGGGTCCACCACGGCGGGCAACACCGCCACCTTCGACAATGGGTCGATGACGGATGTAGTCGGGACCTACGATGCCGTCGCGTTCTGGATCAACCCGCAGGCTTACCCAGCCAGCTCGGTCATTCGGGCCGTGTGGTTAGACGGGTCGGATGCTGTTGTGGGAAGCAACGTCAAGGTAGACGACTATGTTACCAACATGGACTTGGGTGTCTGGCAGAAAGTCACGATCCCCATCTCGGACTTCAACCTGACCGGCAACGTTCAGAAGTTCCGACTTCGGTTCATGGCTGTGGATGGTCAACAGCATTACATCGACGACATCGAGTTGGTTGCGGCAGGTAGTGGTGGTGTGAAGAGGTTCCGAGTGGCGGCTGAGTCGGGCACAATCTACCGCACCGACGCTATCATGCTGGTCCTAGTTGAGGAGAACTCCAACTGGTCTGGCGATGGTTTCGCCAGTCTCTCAGCTTTGACCAATGGATTGATTCTTCGTCAAGTCGACACCGAGCTTGTGGAGGACAACGTTCTATGGTCGATCAACATCAAAGACAACGTGGATTTGTTTGGTCGCATGATTATCCAGAACGATGTGGTGTTCGGTAATGGGGAGCATCTCTTCACCTTGGCGATGCGCCCAGACAAGAGGGTGAAAGCGTCGGTCGAGGTGACCGAGACCAAGGTGCTGGAGTGGGTCGTTCGAGATGACCTGACCGACATCAATCAACTTCGTGCATACCTGCATTTTGGTGTGGAGGTGATCTCGTGACTACCTGTTTGAAGGGTAACCCGCCTGTTACCGATGAAGGCGTCATATATGTCACCCAGCTTCCGGGCAAAAGCGGTCGTCTGCTTGTTCTGGGTGGACTTCAATTTGACGCTCCAAAGAATGCTGATACTTCTGGAGATATGGTGCTGACAGAGACGAGAGAGCTTCAGGGCGCCACGGTGGAAGTCGTTAACCGAGAGAAAGGTGACTACGTAGAATTATTAGTTATAGCTCCTGATGGTGCTCCATATAATGGAGCAGTTGTTGGACAGTTCGCAGAAACAATTTATATTCCACCCAGTGGAAAAATTGATCCTATAGTATCTGAAAGCACAGCTTCTTTTCCATCTGGATTTAAATTTCGATTAAAATATCATGCCATTGACGCAGGAGACACTCGTGAAGTATATGTAGTATTTCGGATGAGACATGAAGTATGAATAATATATTCGCATATAAGATATTGAAAGTTCAATGGAAGTATGTAACTGTATTACCATATGAACTTCAAACCAATATTTATCCAGTTAATCCTGTGCAAAACAAATATGTATCAATTGATTTGGATGGAATTGTTAGAATTTCTAAAGATTATGCGTGGGATGGTCCAAGTGGTCCAACTATTGATACTCCCGATACAATGCGTGCATCGTTAATTCATGATGGTCTATATCAATTAATGCATTACGGATTAGATCATAAACACAGAAAAGAAATAGATGAACTTTTTCGCAAATTATTATTAGAAGATAAAATGTTTCGATTTCGAGCCTTCTATTACTATGTTGCAGTGCGATTGTTTGGCGGTGTAACATTGTGGGTTAGTGAGAATCTATTATGAGCTATTGGGACAGAAGATATCTTAGCGGTAGAGGTAGTGGTGGAGGTTCTATCGGTAAGCATCGCGATTGGAAATGGTTACAAATAGGCAATTTGTCTGATAAAAATGTGCTTGATGTTGGTTGTGGTGATCTTTCTTTTTGGGAAGGGCGTAATTGTTTAAACTATACTGGCATTGATTCATCCAAAATTATAATAGATAAAAATAAAGAAGAACGTCCTGATTGGAATTTTATTTGCGCTGACGCTAGTACAGAACAGGATCTAGATGGTCAAGTAGTGCTGTGTCTTGATTTGTTATTCCATATATTAAAAGATTCTATATATGAAAATATTTTGAGAAATTTGGAAAAATGGACAAGAGACAAATTGTATGTCTATACTTGGCGAAAAAATCCTTTTAATGGTAAAACTGCAGATGGCTATTATCAATGTTATCGACCATTCTTAGAGTATACAAGTATATTGGAACCTTTAAATTTGGTTGAGGTTTTAGAGTTTGCTCGTGTAGGTGCGCTATATAAATTTGAACGATAGGTGGGGACCTATGAAAATTGCAATCGTAGACAAGTTTTGTAATGTTAACTATAACTTTTCTAAAAATTTGGTGGAATATCTACAACTCAAAGGTCATGAGGTAGAGCATTCACCTATTTTTAAACCACATTTTAATGAATTTGATATATTACATTTTGACTGGGCAGATGAAGTTACTGAGAAAGGTTTATTTCAAAGTGCTTCCTTTGTTGGAAACCCTAGAATTACTGTGCGATTACATGCTTATGAAGCCCATGATGGTTTTGCTAAAAAGATACCTTGGCATAGTGTTGATACCGTTATTTTTGTAAGTGATCACTATAAACAGATTTTTGAAAAATTAGATCTTAAATCTATACCTAAAGAAACAGTTGTGGTTTGGCATGGTATAGATCATAATAAATTTAATTTTATTCAGCATACAGGTAAGAATTTCTTATATGTTGGTAATGTTAATATTTGGAAGGGAGCTCAATTATTAGCACAAGTAGCATTAGCATATCCAGATCGTGAAGTTCACATATATGGAAGGGGTGGAAAACCACAATGCTCACGATCTCAAATATATTATGAACATTTAAATTTACCTAATATTAAATTCCATGAATTTAGAGAAGATATATGTAACGTAATGAAAGATCCACAGTATGAATTTATACTCAGTACTAGTATAGGTGAATCTTTTCATCTTGCTGTTGCTGAGGGGATGGCGTGTGGTCTTAAACCATTAGTACACGACTGGTTTGGTGCTAAACAATTGTGGGGTAATACTTGGCGTTCAATCGATGATCTTAAAAAGATGGTAGATGATAAGGAAACTTCTGCTAAAGAAGCTTCTGATTATATATTTACAAATTATAACTTTGAACGTCAATTAGATAAACTGACTGCAGTAATACTTGGTTCAGAACAAATTGACGAGTCGGAGTCAGGTGATTCCGACAAGGAGAAGTCTGATCCCCCGCCCAGGCTTAAGCCTGACTCCGACTCGACCATCGCAGCTTGTATGGTGGTCAGCCACTATAAGGGTCTCGAACGAGCACTCAAAAGCTGCCATGAATATATAGATGCTGCTTATTTGGCAGTAGATGATCGTAATGAACCTGATTTACTTAAAAGGGTGAATGATTTATTAGCAGAGCTTTCACTTAATGGTAAAGCTGAGCGTTTTGATCCGCCAGATCCCTGGGATTTTAGTTTTGCTCGTAATATAGCTCATAATATGAATGACTGCGACTGGTCATTTGTACTTGATGATGATGAATATGTATTAAAACCTGATGAAATTCGTGCTGTACTTCAAGCTCATGAAAAGGATGATGCTGTAGAAATCACCTGTGGTATGGGCGACGATGGTTATGGTAATATTGGTTATACATGGAATAGTGCTAGAATTCTGCGACAAAAAGTACGTTGGAAAAATGCTAGACATAATATTCCAGATCCAGCCATGATAAAAACACAAAGTCGTTGGAATGGTGATATTATTGTAGTAGATGATAAATCAATTAAAGCTACCGATCGTCGTACAGCCAGATCAATACAACGCAATACTAATATTGAAGTATTTCGTAAAAAAGTCGGTGAAAATGCTAATGATACAAGGTCTATGTTTTATTTAGCAGTAGCATATAGGGAGGGTGGTCAACATTGGGAGGCTATTAACTGGTATAAACAATATCTTGCTACTGGTGGTTGGGATGAAGAACGTTGGCAAGCATGTTATGATATGGCTACTTGTCAAATGTATCTTAAACGCTGGACAGAAGCCCGGGAAAGTCTACATCAAGCTATAAAAGAAAAGGCAGATAGAGCAGAAGCATTCATACTTATGGGTGATATAGCATATACGTGTCGTGATTTTACTAATGCTGTTGTATGGTATGAACTTGGATGTGCTATTCCAGTTCCTAGCAATGCGCGGCTATTTGTGCGTCGTAGTATTTATGATTGGGAACGTTATGATAAACTCTCTATGGCATATTCACATCTCGAAAACTGGCAAGCTTCAATAAATTGTGCTATGAAGGCGTTATTAAAGCGGCCGGGTGATAGGCGAATTAAAAATAATGTAGAAATTTGGTCTACCAAATTACTTGAAGAAACCGATACTAAAACACAACAAAAAGAAGAGAGAGTTTAATATGAATCCACCAGTATTAGTCTGTTCACATAAGCGTAGTGGTACGCATTTGTTAGCAGCCACTATTTATAAAAATTTCGAGTTACCAGATATGTCTATTCATGCTACAATTCGTTCTGGTATGAAATTCATATTTGGTGATCAAGAATGGGAACAAAGAGCTACTATTCCATGGGGAAAATTGTGTAGTAATCATAATTTTTATAATCCAGCATGGTATAAAGAACCACAAAATATCATCTATATAGTTAGGCATCCAATACCCACTTTGACTTCTTTATGGCGTATAATGGATCCTGAATTAAAGAATGATCCTGATCTTTATCTTGGGTCTGATCGTATAGAGTATTGGCAAAGACATGTGAAAGGATTTACCCAGAATTGTTTTTGGATCAGATATGAAGATTTAATTGATGAAAAACATGATGAGATCTTAGAAACAATTTCAGATAAATTTAATTTGACTCCTAAATTATCTGAATTCGAAAGAGTGGAGGAGTCAGTGGGGTGGTATTCAATTAAAGAACCAGTACAGGATAGGATACCTCCTATTACTTTTATAAATAGATTTAGTGGACTGTCAACTGAAGAACTATTTGGATATGACATAGATGCCTACTAGTCATTGGATGCAATTAAACGAGATTATGGGTCTGATTATGTCAGTAAGGCCCAAATCTATACTTGATGTTGGAATAGGTTTTGGTAAATTTGGTGTATTAGTACGTGAATATTTAGAATTATGGGATGGTAGAAATGTATATTCAGATTTTAAATGTAGAATAGATGGTATAGAAATTCACGATGAATATAGAACACCATTACACGATTGGGTTTATAACAACATTTTTTATGGTGATGCTTTAGATATAGTACCTACATTAGCTAGAAAGTATGACCTGTCTTTATTAATAGATGTAATTGAGCATTTTGATAAAGATAAAGGTAATGAATTATTATCTAGTCTATTACATAGAAGCAATGCAGTTATTGTAGCAACACCACATAAACCATCAGCACAAGGAGCTGCTTTTGGCAATGTTCATGAGACACATAAGTCAGTATGGACACCCAAAGAATTAGATAGTTTTGGTGAGTCAACTCTTATACCTAATGGTCGTTCAGTGATTTGCTTAATTAGAGGTAAACATGACTGAGATCGTACTTGGCGATGTTGAGCCTATTGCAGTTGATGTACGAGACAGTAAGGGATTACCTTTAGCTGGATTGACTGATATTTATATCCGCATTTATAGGGAGAGCGATAATTTCTTTTTAGATTGGAGTGATAATACTTTTAAATCATATATCACTATTACACCAACTAATAATAGACGATTACTCACCGAAGTTAACTCTGCTGGTGCTCCTGGCATATATGAATTGGCCGGCGGTTGGGATACCAGTTTAACTAATTTAGCTACAATTGAAACTGTTTTTGTTACTGCTTTACAAACACCAGGAACAAACGCACGACTACCTAATCCTGCAGAAATAAAAATACGTTTAGCAGTAGAAAAGGTGATTGATGCTGAATTGAGCTCACAACATGGTGCTGGTAGTTGGGAAGGTGCTGCTGGGACTGTTAATGTTTATGAGAGTGAGCCAGATAGGCGCTAATTATGGCAGTTGTTGGCATTATAGGTCAAGAAAGAGAACTATTCGTTAGATTTTACGAAAATGGTGTTCTCTTTAATCCATTTGATATTCTAGATGTAAACATATATGATGCTGAAACTGGTGGAACGCTTATAGCGGGACCACTTACTCCACAACTTGTGAATGTCGGTCAATACAAAGTAATTTGGGATATACCAGATACTGTTGTTGCTGGTAGATATTATCACGAGTGGACTTGGCAAGCAGTAGCATCTATTGGAACGAAGACACAGCGTTATATTGTTGATGTAGTCCCACCTTCTATCACAACATCTCCTAAGCGTGATACTAATTGTAATCTAGCTGTTGGTTGGTGGGGTAGAGATTTACAATGTCGTATAGAAGGTGAACAGATACCCTGTAAAATTAAAACTTTATTGGGTGATAAATTGTTGTCTCGTGGCAAGGATGTTTATCTTTGGCAACAGGTTACAGAGTCTACTGCAGGTGTTGAAATCTGTTCTTGTGTAAAAGATACTACACAGAGAGCTGACATCACGTGTTCTAGTTGTTATGGTGTAAAGCTTATTCCTGGTTATATTAAATTTGGACATGAGACGATATTCTCATCTTCTACTTCATCTAGTTTAACATTGACCAATACTGAACTTAATATGGACATTAAACCATATAGGATTTTATTGAGTCCTACTCAATTAACTGGTACTATAGAATCAGGTGCTATTCCTTATTCTAATGCAATTAGTGCTAATTGGGGGTATAGACTTGATGCTGCCAATATTTTAGATACTAATAGTATAAATGTTGAATTTTCTACCAACAATATAGATTTCTATCCTATAAGTGAATTAAACGATTCTGGTAAAATTCCTATTGGTACAGGGAATATATATCTTCGTATTACAATGGCTCGAGCCAATGCTGAAGATAGAAGTCCAGAATTTGAAATAATACGTTTACGACATGCTAATACTGAGCAACCATTTATTAAAATTCTACGCCCACAAGTTAGTGAATTTCCTTCAATTATGCAATATGGTCGTAGATCTGAATTTATTGGCGAACGATTTTGGACTATGCCACTTGATTTCTTTGATGAAAATATCCAAGCAGATACTCCGGCAGCCAGGATTGTAGAAAATTCATTTTATGAAAGAGTTACTGGTATTAATGTAGGTAATCGTTTTGTAACTACAAAGCTTAACTATAATGAAGAATTTGGTACTTTCACAGAACAATCATTTGAAGTAAGACGCGTACAACCAGAAGAGGTGTATGCAAGATTGGTGTTTTAATGTCTGGTTTAAGTAGATCAGCGCCACCTAATCCTCTTTTGGATGTTGGTGGATTATATAGAGATTTACTTAATGATCTTAGTGATAAGATACGTAAAACTATCGTTCGTAAAATCGAAAGATCTAATGAACTAAAAGCATATGTTGGTGAACAAGCTGATGCTGAAGTAATGCGTATTTTAATTAGGGGTATTAAAGTAAATTTTACTGATCAAGTACCAGCTAGATTAGAAATTGAATATAAAGATGATCTCAGTCATTGGTATGGTGGTGATTTGCCAGAAGAATTTATGAACGTCTTAAATAAACTAATTACTGAAGCTTTGGATGAAGAAATGGTGGGTATATAGATGACCAGCATTCATGACTATGATAAGGTTTTAGTACCTACTGAACCTAAAGATACTAATGATCCTCCACGTTTTGCACAGCCTGTAGAAACTACTAAAGATGCTTTCGTTATTGAATTAAGAAAATTCTTTAATAGAGCAAATATTAGTTCTAGTAGATTAGTTGAAATTCCAACAATTAGAAAGTATGATGTTTCTACTAATCCTAATGATGGGTCTTTAGAGACAGCTGTGAAGTTAATACAAAAATTTCCAGATTTAGATGAAAATCTACCCTTAATTGCTGTGCTTGGATCTACTGGTAGAAATCTCCCAATGGGGATTAGTGGTCAATATGTGGCTTCTGTTGCCAAATTTACTTCTGTGACAGGTGCCAATACTGAACCATTTGCTTTATCAGATGGAGATACTATACAGGTTAGAACTACTGATAAAGATAAAACTTCTAGGGTAAGCACAATTTTATTAAGGGGTAGTCGTTTTCAAAATATCGCTCAGGCTACTGTAGATGAAATAATACAGGAAATAACATTTCAGGCATTATATATTAGAGGATATAACAATAATGGCCAATTGGATATTTCTTATGGTGGTCCTTTAACGCACTGCGTCACTGGTGATGTTGAGATTATTGGTGGCACAGCCTCAGCTTTAACTGCGCTTGGTTTTACTGTCGGACAAAAGGCTGAATACGTTAACAGTACTCCTTACAATAGATATCATCAAGCTACTTATATAGATATTGCAATTGAAGTGGCAGCCGAGGATTACAATATACGAACAGAACTAACAGACCTAGTGTGGTCGTTTTTTACATTTTATATGGATAGTAGGGACTATACATTTTTGGGTAGGGGTGGATTTGATGAAACTATTTCCAACGAGATATATCAGGTGATTATTAAACCGGATCCATCTATGGCTGGAGAGCAAGAGGTACCAAGACCGAATGATGAAAAAGACAAAATCTTCGTGAACAGAATTAACATACCAGTTACTACTATTCAATACGTTGACAGAGCAGTCTTAGTTCCTGGTACAACTGACCCACTTTATTTGGATTCCTCGAAACTTGAATATGACGATACAATTCCCGAAAAGAATTAGTTGGAGGCAATAAACAATGGCTCTCTCTATTAGCGGCTATGTAGATCCAGGCGTTATTATTGGTGAAGTTGTAACGCCAGCAGCTATTTCTATTGCCACTGTGCCTGACATTCTGGCTATTGTTGCTGTAGGTAATCGTCAGAAGAGAGCAACTAATGAGGCAATAAAGCGTGGACAGATTCTTGAAGAGGCTGCTACTTTTGCTGGTTCTTCTCCTCATGTCTACACTCTGACTCCAAATCGTGGTGATCGACGTGTGTCGAATACTGTAATTCGACGCACTCTCGCTGGATTAGTAACTGTTATTGATAGTACCTTTATCAGTTATCCAGCAGCAGTACTCACTGGTACTGTAATGACTACTATCAATGTTAGTGCTGGTAGTCCTAAAGCATTCGGCTTTAAGATGGATAGTGGGCAAAAGATTACTATTCAGCTTGAGTATGATGCCGCTGCCACGCCTAATCCAGTTGCTACTGCTACTGGCACTTTACTCGAAATTAAATGGGATGGTTTTTCTACTGCTGGCGCAGCCGCAACCGCAGATGAGGTTGCCACAGCTGTTAATGCCGGTTTAGCGAGCGCAGCGGGTCTATCCCTTGGATATGGTTCTGTTTATGCTGCTGTTGTAACAGAAGCTACCAATGTTCTTACTTTTACCAGCCCTATTACTACTCCATTTTCTGATGTACAAATTCTAGAACCTTTTGCTAACGATGTAACTGCTAGTATTGGTTTTACTACACCAGCGTTAGCACCTACTGTTGTTGAGATAGATGCTACTCAGTATGATGCTAGTGCCACATATGAGATTGATTATGTGTCTCCGGACACTACTACTGACACACTAACTCAAACTGCAACTGCGCTTACTCGTATTGGTTCTTTTGCTAATGTAACTAGTTTCACTTCTCCAACAGATTATTTACTCAATGGTGGAGATATTGATTGGTCACCAGATACTGCAGCTACTTTTACTGGTTCTATAACTGAAACATTTGATTTATCCGTGGCTGGTGGGCAAACCGATACAATCAGTATAGCATTAGATGGTAAAGCAGCTGTAGAAATTGATTTAATTCAAGCTGTAGCGCCAGTGCCTGGTTTTACTATTGATTCAGGTATGGGTGGCACGCTTGGTGATGCTTCTACTGCCGCAAATATCGCAAATAATATTAATGCTGTTCTAGCAGTCGCTGCTGGTTATGGTCCTGATTATATTGGTGTTGCTGCTGATGATGGTAGTGGTAAAGTAAAAATCACTAGTCCAGTTGAGGGTATTGCGTCTAGTATTGAATTTTCCGCTCCTACTGCAAATGATGCTACTACTGTTATTTTCGGTTTGACTGCTGGACAGTTACCTTACACTGAAGTTGGTACTGGTTCTACACCAGCTACTGGTGTTATCTATTTTGCTACGTACGAGTATGACCGTCCAACTGCTGAATACGAGACGCCTAAGAGATTCTTCTCTGAAGATGCTATGATTCAGGACTTAGGTCCTGTTTCTACTACTAATACTTTATCTGTTTATGGTCAGATTGCATTTGAAAATGGTGCACCTTCTATTTTTACTTGTCAGATTGATGATGCTACCTCTACTAATAATCCTACTGTTAATGAGACAAAGGATGCTATTGATGGTCTTGAGCAGTCTACGCTCATTACCGATGTTTTGACTGTTGATACTAGATTGAATGTACAGACCTATCAGCTTTCTCACATTGAGAATCAAAGCTCGCCTACTGAGAAGAACTATCGTACCGGTTGGTATGGTATGCCAGTTGGTACTCTCATTGGTGATGCTGATACACCAGATACCTTTGTTTATCGTGCTGCAGTGACTTTACAGGTTGCTGCAGATAGCCCAGCACGTGGTCGTTCATTGTTAGTTGCACCTACTGGTGTTGATAGAACAATCACATTAGAAAATGGCAGTGAGGCTACGTTAAATCTGGATTCTACTGCAGTTGCTTGTGCTGTTGCAGCTAGACATACTAGCTTTACCTCTCCTGCCACTTCACTAGCTTCTAAGAGAATTATTGGTTTTGATGTTAATACCTTCCCAACCTTTGTTAGAGCAGAACGAGCTCAATTAGCCTCTAATGGTACATTAATTGTTACTCAGGAAGGTGGCAGACTTAACATTCTTGATCCAGTTACTACTGAAGTTGCTGGTGGTAATCTGCCGCAGTTCTCGTATAGATCGGTAACCTCACAAAAGGACAATGTTACTCGGTCGGTTTCGAGAGTGGTTGATACTAACTTGCGTGGTATCGTACCAGAAGATTTAGCTGACTTCATTTTTGATATTAAGACGTTTGTTGGTCAGACGTTAGTTGCTCTTATTGAGAGTGGTGCAATTGGTCCATTTAGGGATGCTAATGGCGTTTCGAGAGACATCGATCTTTCTAGAGACGTACAGGCAGAACAGAGTACTACCGATCCTACTAAGTTCTTCTTCCGGTATTTCTTCTTCCTGAGATATCCGGCACTTAGATTCTTCGGTGAATTCTCTGTTGATAATCCATTCTTTAGTACCTAACAATTAGTTAGAGGCCACTAGGAGTCAAATATGGCTTTCCCAGTACCAGAGACTTTAGTTCGCACTTCTCACTCTCTAACTATTAGAGCGAATGGTGTAACTATCGGATTAGTAAACGGGTGGAACCCAACTATTAGTAGAACCATTACTCCTATTTACCAAATTGCAGAGAATCATCGTGGCACTTTCTCTGGCGATCCTGTTGAAAAGGTGCCAGGCAATGTCACCGGTCAAACCATTGCTGTCCAGAGATATGATATCTATGTAGACAGAATGGAAACTGCTTTTGGTACCACTGATCTTATGATGCTCTCACTTCAGGATAGTCCCTTTGAAGTGAGAGAACTTTGGACTATCCCAGATAGAGATGGTGGTGGTTCTGAAGTGGTGGTTTATACTGGTTGTTGGTTCTCTAATATTGGTAGAAATTATCGATCAGATGGTGACCGTATTATTAATACGAACGCTACGCTTGAGTACGTTAAGAGAACTAAGGCTACTGCCTAGCGAGGCTCTGGTCGTGAATGGCGATACCTCTTACACAGGTACGCACATCTCATGCCCTATCCATCAGGGCTAACGGCCAAACAGTAGGTTTAATCAATAGTTGGGCTCCTTCTCAATCTAGAACGTTAACTCCTGTTTTTGAAGTAGCGGTTGACGATTCTGGCAATCCCATTGAATATGTACCAGGCAATATGTCTGGTCTTACTATAAATGTAAATAGATTTGATGCATATGCTGCACGTCTCGAAGAAGCTTTTGGTACTAGAGACTTAGTTATGCTCACTAGGCAATCAGAACCAATTGACCTATATGAAATTTGGACTGTTCCGACTAGAGATCCTACAGCCTTTGATAGAGGGGCTGCAAATGTTTTGACCTCGATAGGTAATGCTATCGGAAAGAGTGTTGATACTTCTTTTATTAATAAAGAACGATTTGTTTATAGTGGATGTTGGTTTACTTCTTTAGGTAGAACATTGAGTTCTGATGATAATCGTATCGTCAATGTAAATGCAACATTAGTTTATACTAAGAAAATAAAAGTAGAAGGTGCTCTAGGTATTCTATTATGAGTCTACCTAAAGGCATAAGTGACTTTCAGAATCAGTTTGATACTGGTGGGTTTTCTGTATCTCCACCTTTAACTCAGACAGCATCTTCTCATTCTATATCTATTAAGACTGATAGAGGTATTAAAATAGGTCGCATACAGTCATGGTCATTAAATATGACAAGAACTGTAGATACTATATATGAAGTTAGTTTAACCAATCAAGGTGAACCTATAGAACGTGTACCTCAAGTACAAACAACTAATTCTATTGCAATAGAACGTTATGAGCTCTTCACTTTCCATATAGGTGAAGCTTTTGGTACACCAGTAGTAGGTGCAGATACTGATCTGATAAATCTAACACTACAAGCAAAACCTTTCCACGTTAGAGAGATGTGGCGTGATCCTTTTGGGGATTTACGTGCCTATGCTTATGTGGGTTGTTGGTTCTCTAGTCTTGGTAGAACTATAGCTGCCAATGATGATCGTATTATTAAAGCTAGAGCAACTCTTGAATTTACTAGGAGAATTAGGATTCAATAAGTAGTTTCCCCTTACCCTTCATTTGAAGGAGGCCAAAAATGGCTGAAGAAGACAAAGCAAAAGAGAACGAAACAGTAAAAATTCCTGTAGCAAAACGCCACAAATTATTACAAGATATTGACACGCAGATCGGAGGTATGGAAATTGACGATACCTTCGAAGTTGCGGGTAATAAATATCGTATGAGTACTTTAACTTCTGATGAAGAAGTATGGGCAGACTCTTATTGTAATATGAGTAGTGAAATCTCTGCCTTTTCTTCTTTAAGGGTACCTAGATTAGCTGCATCTATTAAAGCTATTGATGGTACTCCCGTTGAAGAACTTTTTGAATTTTCTGATGAGATGGAAAAGGCCGATATCGAGTATCATAGTGCATCTCAATATCGTAAACGATATTGGGTTATGAATCAGTTGATGTTATGGCTTGGAGATCGTTCAAGTAAATTAACTAAAGAACTTTGGGCTAATTATACTAAATTAGTCGAACGTAGAGATGAATCCTGGGATAAATTAAAAAAATCATCGGCGAGGACCCCTGGTGGGAAATCAAAAGTTACGTCCTCGCAAGAAAAGGGGTCCTCGCCAGCAGCCCAGACATCAGATGTATGACCAAAGCCCAATGGCTTTGGGAGTATCAGGCACTACAAAAGAAAGAGGAAGAACGTACTAACTTTGCAATTGATTCTCTAAAAGCTATAGAGAAAATGTTAGTGCAATTGCTTGGTTTAGATCTATTAAAAGAAAAAGATGAAGACACAATTATACCTTTGAGTATGTTAACGGGTAGACGTGAAGTTGTTGAGACGATGATTGAAAAGATTAAACAAACATCTGATGCTCAACAGGCTTTAGATGACGAACAATTTGATGCTGTGTCCGAAGCATTTGCTCGAGGTGAAATTGTTGATGATGTTGGAGATATGGATCCAATTATTGAAAAATCTATGGAAGTAGATAGACAAAAACAATTAAAGTTGTTAGGAGTCAAAATGGTGGATGGGTCTCCTAATGCTCCTCATTTTAGTCTAAATATGGAAGAATTACGAGAAAAAGTTAATGAGGTTAAAACTAGTAGATTAGAACATGAAAAACAAGTAGAAGAAATAACTAAAAAGTCTATTAAGATGACTTTTGACGATGAAGTGAACAATGGCTGATCCTAAACAAGAAGTTGAAGTAATATCGCAAGCGGTAGCTTCACTTACTGGAAATTTTGAGAAGCTTAATATTCCTGTAGAGGAATTTATAGGTTTAATTTCAAATATTAAAAAAGAAATAGAAACTGCTGATAAAACTAGTTCTGAATTTATGACTGGTTTTAAAAGAGGATCAAAAGAAGCTAGAAAACAAAAAATAATTAATGCAGAGGATACAGAAAAAGAAATTAAGAAAATTAAAAGTGCATATGAAAGATTTGTTGCAGATCTAAGATCTAAAGGTGGAATACGTGGTGCTGTTGGTGAATTATTACCTGCAACAGAAAAAGATATGTCTGGTTTACAAGGGGGCATGGCTAAATTAAAAAGCTCTATAATAAGTGAACTACCATTTGGTGGTATGTTAGGCCTCATGTTGTATGGTTCTATGAAGGAAGAGCAATTTAGAGCTCTTAGTACCGGTGTCATGCGTTCATTCCAGCAATCTGGTGAAGTTGCTAAAGGTGCTTTAGGTGCAGTTCGTAAGGAGGCACGTGATCTTGCAGTACAATTCGGTATGGAAAAGGGTGGAATGTTTGTTGAGTTTCAACAATCTGCTCAACAACTTGCACAAGCGGGCGTCGATGTAGAAGATGTACTTATAAATAAATTTCAATCTCCTTTAAAAGGTGTAGAGGAAACAGCAATAAAAACCGCAGTCAGATTAGATAGTATGTTTAAGCAGGGTGCTGGTACAGCTGCACGTAATATGAGCCAATTAATTAGAGATTTTAATTTAGATGCTACAGAATCTGCTAAAGTTGTAGCAGGTATTGGTATGGCTGCTAGAGATTCTGGTACTAGCGTGCAGGCTTTTACTACCTCTGTGATGCGTAATGCCTCTGCTATGCGTATGATGCGTGTTGATATTAAAGAAGTAACTGACGCGCAACTTAGATTTACTAAGATTGCTAAAGAATTAATGCCTGGGGTTAGTGACCAATTTGCTGCGCAATATGCTGAACAAGCCACACAACAAATCTCTGGTGGTATTGCTGGTATGGGTGTTGGTATGTCTGCCGAATTAGGTAGACGAATGGGGTTAGGCAATGACCTTGAAGCCTATTATAAATTTAGAGAAGGTGCTACTGGTGATCCGAGCGGTGATAGAAAAGTATTCTCACAGACTATTGCAGAACTTCTTAAAATGGCAGAAGAATCTGGTGGTTCAGAATATGAACAAAGGCGATTTTTAGAAGTTGGTCCTGCTAAAATGGGATTTGAAGGATCTCGTGTATTAATGGAATTAAAAAAGCAGGCTGAAATTTCAGGTAAAACTATAACTGAGATGGTGGAATCAAAAGAAGGCCAAGAGATGTTAGCAAGAGGTCTCGGAGGTAGAGCAAGAGAAACTAGTCAATTTCAACGCTCATTATTAAAAATACAAGATGGATTGGCTAAAATTGGTGCTGGAATATTAGGTGCTGTTTTAGCTGGTGTTGAATTATTAAAAGGTATGTATTATGGTTCTAGATTATTTGGTGGATATGATGCAGATAAAAGTCAAGAAGCAATGGCTAGAGCACTATCAATCTCTCAAGCGTCTATGGGTTATATGGCTGAGGGCGCAATCCAAATGAAAAAGGGCGGTTTAGATGCTCTTGGTACAATATTAAATACATATGCCGGCGGCAAAGCAGCTAGAAAAAAAGGCGCAGGGATAACCGATTGGGTTGGCTCTATGTTTGGAGGGGATGAAGAAGAAGGTAAATATCAAACAGTTACAAGCTCAGAACAAGCTAAACGAATGTTAAGAGATAAAACTGCTCTAAGTGTAGGTAAAACCTTAGAGCGTAGAAAAATAGACGAAGAAAAGATTGCACAACTAGTTAATGCATACAGATCTGGAGAAACAAAGAATGAGGCAGGCGAAGTAGCATTTGAAGAGAAAGCTCGAGAGCTTGGTGTAGAAGATGTAGGATTAGCTAAAAGAGTAGAGTCTAATATACGTAAAATTACAAAGGTTAAAACCAGTAAGGGAGAAGTAGTAAATTTAGAATTCATAATTAGACAAGTTGGTGGTAGCGCAGTTCCAGCAGAGGGTGGCTGATGCCTATTATAGATTTAAGTTCAGAAGTATTTAATGTACAAGATGTGCTAGCCACCACATTATTTGGACAATCACGAGTTTCTCTAAGAGCCTCTCGCATTCCTATGAATTTTACTTCTACAAGGAGGCTTCGTCTTATAAATCAAGATTTTGATAGAGCAAGTTTAAATGACCTTGCTCAATTTGATGTTCAAGATACAACCATATCTCAAGGTCTCCTTACTTCAGAAACAGTTCAGTCTGATTTGCCTGTTATTCAGATGAATGTTAATCCAAACAGTATCAACTGGAGACAGCCAAAACGTATTACAAAGAAGGATACACAAGAAGGTAGTATATTCTTTCATTTTACTAATGCTAGAGGTCAAAATAACGATATTTTAGTCTTAGATTTTAAAGGCAATACAGGTAATATTAATTTATTAGGGGATTCAGCTCCTGAGATATCCGGTGTTGGAGCACTAGGTGCAACTGGTTCCGATACTGACGCTATGAAGAAATTGATAATATGGCATAATTTATGGAATTTGACTAGAGAAACCATGATTCTTGAAGATAATACTATTAACGAATTTATGATTACTTACAGTTCTGCAGCTATACCTTTAGAAATAATGTTAATAGGATTCTTTAGTACTACTTTAGAATGGTCAGATAACGCAGATAAACCAAATTCTAAAGATTATGCCTTTTCATTTACTGTACAAGAAGTTATACCAGATATAGATGATTTAGTTAAGAATATTAGTACTTTTACTTCGGACTTCACATGAGCATCAGAGATAGTAAAGGTAATTTACAGGCACGTCATGCATTTCCTGCGTATCGTGTATTTATATATGGAGTAAATGTTACAGAAGATGTTTTGAGTGTTGAGGTCAGCTATAATGTTGGTAGAGCTCCTAACACTTGTACTATTACTTTGGCTAATGAATTAGATAAATATATATTAACTACACCAGAATTTACTACATTATTTGGTGATGTATCTTTAGTTAAACAGGCAATACAAAAACGAATTAAAGAATATTTGGATTCCGGAGTAGATAAAAATGATGAAACTGATCTTGGTGCTGCTGCTACTAGTGATATAGATGATTTAATTCTTAAAAAAATTAAGCAATTAAATAATGATATTAAAAAGAGAGTACTTGCATCAAAATTTAATATTAGAACTGAAGTTATAGAAATTCCAGATATAGCTGGTAAACTTGGTGGTGAAAATGTAAGACAATATTCAGCACGTGCATATAAATATCCATTTCAAGCTGAAGACCCTATTTTTCATGCCAATGATCCTATTAGAATATTCATGCGTGACCCATATAATCCACGTAAATGGTATCATCAGTTTAGTGGATATTTGAGTAACTTTGATGATACAGTTGATGAAAACAATCAACGTATTTTAACAGTAACTGGAGAAGGACCTTTTAAACTATTACGTTATGCTCGTGTTACTACTAATCCTGCTGTATTAGATAGAGCAGCAATTATTAAATCTAAGGATTTAGATTTTAGAGCAGCTTTGTCTGAAGGTTTTTCTGGATTAACTTTACCAGAATTATTTTTTACAATTATTTTTGGAAATGATCCTTCTGAAGAAGGTAAATTCACTTTAACAGATACATCACCAAATGCATCACAAGTTAGAACCATGAATATTGATGCTGTTGGTAAATTTAGAATAAATGGTTCTGTAGTTGTCGAATTTGGTCCTGATAGAAATGATCCTTTAATATTAAGTAATATTCCAACTGCTAACGTTACTAGTTTAGCAGAATACCAATCTCTTATCGATCATGAGGTTAAAGAGACTGATTTAGATGATATGTTAACTGAAAATGCAGATGGTAATATACCTGCAGATGCAGAATCAAAGAAGGAAGCACTAAAAGGTCGAGCTAGAATAGATCCTAATACCAATAATATTATTGCTGAAGATGTAATAAATATTATTGGTGAAAATACTGATATCTATCCAATAGATGGTGGCCGACTTATAATGCTTGTACCTAGATCTTTTCAAGCAGATGTCAATAGAGAGGTATTATTAAAAGACTTTTTAGATACTTTTGCTCTCAATACAACCCAATTCAAGTCTAGATTGGGTATTATGCTTGATGTTGTAGAACGGATAGAATTTGTATTTTATGAGTCGCCTAAAGGTGATTTGATATGTGAATTCCCACTATATGATTTTGATCCAGATGATTTTGGTAGCGATGCTACTGTACCACACAAATTTATGAAAGGACGTAATAGTTTAACTTTAGATCAGGAAACAAAAGTGCAAAGGGGGCCTTTCAGAAATAAATATACAACAACTAAAAGAAATACTTATAATTTTAGTAAAGGTATAACAGACGAGAAAGTAAGAACACAAGTTACATCATATTATCATCCACTGCAGGGACATAAAAAACCTGGAACTTCTAGAGAATATGCTGCACCACAAGAAGTAACTTTAGAACATCTAATACCATTATATTGGTATCGTTTAGAGCAAGTCCCACCTAAAGCATACATAGCAACAAATGAAGCAGCAAAATTATATGCTCATTTAACTTTAAATAAGATGAATGCTGATGCTAGAACTTTAGGTATTAATGCTGCTCCAAACCTAGGTGCTTGGCTAAATCGTCCATTTTATTTTGAACCTAGAAATTGCATTGGCACTTTAATGAGTGTAAGTCATAGTATTACTTGGGGTATGGGTGGTACTATGGATACAAGATTAAATCTTAATTATATTCGTGGTTGGGATGGTTTACTTGATGATCAAGGTAATGCTGTTTATACAACTATTGGAGGTTTTCCAGGAAGACCGTTAAATTATAAGTTATTATTTAGATTAAAAGATGATGTTGATGGTGCATCTGAATTACCAGCTATAGAAAGCTCTATCGTGACGGAAGGTGTGGGATGAGTGGTAGAGACTATATACCTGGTGAGGGTGATCCTTACTTAGGTACTCGTGATCATGCGAGATATTTATCTCGCATATGTTCAGGACAAATTGCTGATGTTACTGCTAATGTTGGTAAAATAAAAGTTATTACTCTTAAAGAGCAAGGAAGTCACCCTGTAACTATTCCACCTTTATGGTTCTCTGCTAAATCGACAAATCCAAATGATGAAGATGCCCCTGCTAAGACTGCTTGGGGTAGATATATGCCTCTTGGCAGTGAATATGTAGAAATTGGTTTTAGAAATGATGATACACCATATGTGCTTGGATATAATTGTACTGCTACTGGGAATAGAGATAGGGCAGGTTATGATTATTTCAAAACACTACAAGAAGATGGGGTTGTCGGGTTTGCTGGTTTTAGACAATTAAAGCCTGGCGAATTTGATTTTAAATCGGTAGGTGATGCATATATCCATGGGTCTGCTTTCGGTACTATGTTTATTGCAGGTGGACAAGCATTCATCAGATTAGATAAACAAAAGTATCGTATAGAATCAAAATCTGCTGAGCTACATTTTACTTCTGATACTTCACAATTTAGATTAGGTACTGTTTTTCGTAAATTGTTACCTACTGATCCAGATGAAAATGCTGTACCTAAGGGTGGTAGTTCCTACAAAGAAATACTGATTGATCTTAATGAATCTATTAGTGGAATTGCTGCTCCACAATCTAAATTTAAATTACATGCAGGTGATATTTTATTACCTGAACCTACTAATACTCCAGATATAAATCCATCTACTGGCGCACCTTACAGAGTACGTATGGAAGCAGGCGATGCTGCTAATGCTCTTGCCGCTTTTACATTAGAAATTGATGCATTGGGTAATATCGATTGGGATCAAAATGTTGCAGTAAATCCAGCAGCTAACTTAAATATGGCAATAGGCAATACTACCATAAATGTAGCTTCAACTGATGGTACTTTCCATATTGGATGGACTGGACCACAAGTATCTGCTATGATAGCTGAGCGTTTCGAAACACTATATAATGCGCTAATTGGTTGGTTAGATGCTCATACACATTCTACTGGTGTTGGTCCTAGTGGACCACCAATTCCACCTTTAGCTAGTACTCCTGGTCAAGCACCATGGGATCCACTAATTATTTCTACTAAATTGAAATTTCCGGATCTATAATGGCAATGACTCAAGCAAAATTGGCTGATGAATTAAAAGCCTTAGATCCTACTGATTCAGAACCATCTGCTATCAGTAATCTTGCTACCGCATATGCCAATTTTGCGCTAGATGCTGTTGGAAATGGAATTCCTGTTGTTCCTGCAGGTGTAGAACTAGGTAAAACCGCAATGGCAAGTGCCTTAACAGGAATGTCTACTAATGGTTTGACTGCCATTCCTACTGCAGTTATTGCATTTTGGGGTGCTTTATGTGCTGGTTTTGCTACTTCATTTCCTGGCTCTGCGGGTGCTACACCTCCTCCTCATGCTAGTCTTACTGCGTCTTTTGCTCCATTAATGGCAGCAAATGCTAGTGGTGGTCTTTCAAAAGATGCAGCTATGGATGCATTGGCAACCTTATTATATGGTGAAGCAATAATTGGTGGAATTGTACTTTTACCAGGCACACCGCCTGTACCAGGACCTATTTTATAATGGCTGATGCTAGTTTAAATCCCTGTGTTAAAGAAATCCTTTGTGGATTATCAGACGCAGTGTTGCGTACTCTACAAGGCATTATAGATGGTCAGGTAGCAATTTTACAAGCACAAATTGTTATTATACAAACTCAAATACTTCAATATGATATACTTGCCATACCTGTTGAAATTACTAGGGCTGCTGCTCAGGCTATTATTGACACAGTAAGACAATCAGTAGCTTTAGTACCATTAAATTTAATTAGTAACTGTGTTGATCTTGGAGACTTTAATTTAAATCTTTACCAGTCGTTAGATGTGGCTACTGCGGTTGTAGATGATATTGCTTTCGAAGCTACTAGATTGTTGAGTTTTAGAGATGAACTAAATAGTTTAGTAAATGAGCTAAACACTGCGATTGACCAGTTTACTGATATTAGAGGCGTTATAGATGAATGTTTAGCGAGGTCATAATGGCTTTGACTTTTAAAATTTCTGATGGTGATGTAGAGTTTAATACCTCTACAGGTAGACCTAAACTTATTGGTAATGAAATTGGTGAGAACGTATTATCAAAATCTAAAGAAAAAGCAAGACAAGATTTACAAGGCGCATTGTCTATCGATAGAATTAATAGTGGTGCAGGTGCTGGTATATCTGAATTAGTTGGATTAGTAAAACAGACTGGATTTGCATCTACTAAAGTTTTATTGCAAAGACAAATAAACAATATGTTTAGATCATTAGTAAGACTACAAAATAGAAGACCTAATATACGTACTGATAATGAAAGATTCTCCAGTATTACTTTATTTAGAATCATAGAACAACCCGCAACAGGTGTTAAAACTGCATATAAATTTAGATTGGACGTTGTTACTGTAGGAAGAGGCAGCATCATCCAATCTGGAACGATAACGGGGTAGTTCATGCCTGTAAACAAAATTACTGCAGACCAATTTACTTCTCAGTTAGAAGATGGTATTACTTCAAGGAATAACGCCCATGATGTAGAAATTGGACCTGTAGCGGATATTGTAACTCAACCTGTTGCACAGGTATTAGAGCTACAAAATGATCGCATAAGATTAGTATCACAGCTTATTTTATTAGATCAGTCTGCTGTATTTACTGATGAAGATGTGAATAATTTTGTTTTTAATGAAAATCAGACTAGAAATCTTGGTGGTAGGTCTAGTGGTACGTTAATATTTTCTCGATCACTTGCTCCTACGGTTGATATTACAGTTCAGAGAGGATACCCGGTAGCTACCCAACCTGATCAATCTACTGGTGAAACTGTAGTATTTATTACTACAGAAGCAAAGACTATGCCTGCAGCTACTGCAGCTTCATTTTTCAATTTAGAAACCGAAAGGTATGAACTTGAAGTAGCAATACAGGCGACAGTTGCTGGTAAAATTGGTGAGGTTGGTCCTAATCGTGTAACACGACCACTTAGACCTTTAGTAGGTTTTGATTCTGTATTTAATAGAAATAGAACTTCTAATGTTGTAGATATCGAAACTAATGATGAACTCATTGAAAGATATAAACTTGCCATTATTGGAACACAATTAGCAACCAAAAATGGTTTGAAATTATTTATTGAGAGTAATTTTGCTGATGCTGGTGATATATTAGTTATTACTCCTGGAGATCCTCTAATTACTAGAAGTGGTGAGACTGGTAATGCGGTTGATGTGTTTATTACTGGTTCTCAAACTACTACTAGACAATCTACTCCTGAATTCGTTGGTATTGGTCAGACAATTGTATTGGAAAATCAACCAGTCTTAAATATTACTAATGTATCCGGATATGTCTTAAATACAGACTATATTTTAGTTAAAGATACCACAGGTGTTTCTGAAAGTGTCCGAGCTCAGGATGGGATACAATTTCTCGCGACTGCTACGACGTTACCTAGTCCTGGTGATACTTTAACAGTTGATTATGAACAAAACATATTAGTTGAAAATATACAGAATGTATTCGATTCTGATGCCGATAACATAGTTGGTGGCCAAGATATATTAATACGTTCTGGTGTTCAAGTAGATGTTGAGATGTCAGCAACATTAACAATATTGAGTGGTTTTTCATTCAATACAATTAGAACTGCGGTGATTAGTGCGATCGAATCTTTTGTGAATGTACTGAATCTTGGTGAAGATGTTGAACGTAGTGATATACAATTAGTAGTTAGAACTATTACTGGTGTTGATAACTTTGTATTTTCTTTATTTGATAGGCTTGGTAGTACTGGAAATGCTGACATTACGATAGCAAAGAATGAATTTGCTAGAGTAGAAACCACCAACATTACGGTGATTTAAAATGAGTGGCATAAGTATGCTACAGCCGATAGATAATTCTATAGATGTGCCCAAAGATACTGAAGTCGTCATTAGTATCGTATCTGGTGGTACTATTGATATAAATACATTAAATGTAGATATAGATGATAATGGTGAAAAGACTATTCCCAGTGTTGCTATATTAAATGGCACTTTTTCTAATAATTGGACTGGAGAGATCTATGATGTCTCTTTAGCACAAGATATGTCAGAATTAATTGTAGTTTGTATTAGACCGGTAAATTCACCTATTTATTCAAATAGATTTCAGATAGATGTTGATGTCGAGGTGGTGATCTAATGGCTAATATTGATGTATTAGTTGATCATACTGGCCCATTCTTTTCGGTTGCTGATGCTCCAACTGGTACTATTATTGCAAGTCTTGGTTCTGGTTTATTTACTACTGGTAATCGGTATTTAATTATTGCACATGCCTCAGTAACAAGTCCAGATTCTACGCAAGAACATGAATTGAGATTCGGTGGCGTATCTGATCCTAGACATGCGATGCAATATCGTGGACCTGCAACTGGTTCATATTCACAGACCGCTTTTACAATGGGGCTTTGGACCGCAGTTGCCGGTCAAGGAATTGATTGGTATTGTGCCAAAAAACTTAAAGTAGGTAACCCCCAATCAAGAGTACTAGATGTATCTTTAATAGCGATAGATTTAGACAGTGTAGGTTTTAGCTCGTCTGATTGGAATATTAATGAAGATAGTACAACGTTGTCTAATATGGACAATGTATATAGTAATAATTTAGGAGCGTCAATAACCTTTACACCAGATGGAATTAGTGATTACCTAATAATAGGCGGTGGAAATTTTGGACCAAATGCAAGTACTAGCAATCTCGATACTGCTGGAATGCAATTATATGATTCAATTGATGGTCAGCTATGTGAACAGGTTTTAAATAACAATGTATTTGGTTTTGGATCTGCTGAAGAATATGGTCATAGTGCTTTATGGGTTTTAGACTCACCGCCCGCTACTTCTAGAACTGAAACACTTAGATTTACTGGTAGTAATGTTTGGGATCATAAATTTTCTTGCTTATTTATACTTAGACTAGATGCTTTCAAAAGTCATGTCTTTTCTCAAGACATAAAAGGTACCAATTTTCCTGTTCAAGATAATATACTACAAACTGCAGATTATACTGCAATCTTTGGTGAGGCATTAATTTTTGGTAGAACGGCTTTTGATGTTAATACTAGTAATAATGAAAAGGGGATAACTAGATTATTTTATGACGCTGTAGAAATTACAGAGTCAGGCTTCAATACTTGTACTGGTACTTTTGGTACATATTCACCAGTAGCAATGTTTTCTAGTAGAAAGCTCACAAGCCTAACTGGTACCAAAACTACCACATTAAATTATGAGCCACAGCTATTAAGAACTAATCAAATAGTAAATGAAAATTGCCTAGTCATGTTTGACTTAGGCTTGAAGACCTTAGAAACTGAAAGTTTCAAATTTACTACTGAAACAGATACTTTTGGTAGTCCAGAAACTTTCACTGAATCAAATTTTCTAACCACACTACCGTCTGGATGGACAACTCAAGCGTCGGGTACAGGTTCTGCACCAACATTTAGTGGTGCTGGTATGTTAACGAATCCTGGTAGTAATGGTGCAAGTTATATTGAGAAAACTGGGTTTGGTCTAGATTTTGATATTGGATTTTTATTTGATTTAATCCCACGAGTAAATGTATCTGGTGGGAAATTAAAAATTCTAGAAGCCTATAAAGGTGGTGAAGGTCTTGTTTCAGTTGGTCTTAATTTTGATACACAAGAAGTGTGGTTAAGTAGTGTTAAAGGAGAAGTAGGTACCGGATTTAGACCTGGAACTGCTGATGGATCAACTCCTGGCGACACTTTTTTAAGATTAACTATTAAAGGTGTTGGAGATGATTTAATAGCACGATTGTTTGTAGGTAGTCCTTTATTATCGTCTAATACACCTGTTTTATTACAACAAACATTGGGACCTTCAGTATCTCTTGGTACTACAGAAGATTATGTACGATTTGGAAGTATAGATACTGGTGATAACGATGTATTAATAATTATATATGCATTTTTAAGTCCGGGAGATCCTGATCCTTATTATCCTTTTATAAATATAAACGATTTTACACCCCCTACTTCCGACATTAACGGCGGTGATACTATTCTAGTAAATCTAGATAATACAACATTAAATATAAATGCTGGAAGTGAAGATTTTAATGACGACAACTTTATAATCGATGAGTCTATTGGTTCAGCAAATACTAGTGTAGGTTCTGGTCAGGCTGATTTAAATTTAACAGGTATAGGTACTGCTGCACTTAGATTTATGAATGCTCTAAGTGGTGGTATGCCTAGTGGTGCAGATATATCTGTAGATGTTAGTGCTGATAGTAGTGTAATTACTAATCCTAGAACTACTAATGATGCAATATTGGCTGCGCTTGAATATAAAGCAACCGGGTTTTCTGTTGCTCTTGAATTAGTATCCAATATTTCTGCTGGTGCTTTTTTCAGAGTAGTAGACTCTAGTGGTAGTGTTACAAGAATATCAAGAGTAACTGCTGGAGATCACAATTTACGTATTATTCGTGCCGACACACAATTAATCGTGGTATTGAATGGTATTCAAGTATATGAAGCTAAATTTCGTACTGGTGTTGGTATAGTTAGGTTGTACGCTGAATCTATAAATGCTATAACTACCACGACAACTTTTACTAATTTTACTGTTAGTCCTGTGGTAATGATTGGTAACAAGGTGGCATTTTAATGGCTTATGTGGTAGAATTAGTCTCTTCTGTTAGAGCTATAGTGCCTGAAACAAACACTATTGGCGAGATAGAAGTAAAAGTTTTAAGTGTTGGTAATGGAACTAGTACTAGTTCTTCACAATTGTTTACATATACACAACCACCACAAGAAACTCAAATTGGTTCTGGTACTGTTGGTCAGCTTTTTGTCACTGACCCAATAATTAAGACACCATTATGACAACTGAAACTAGATATAGAGATTTACTTAGTATTATACCTGGTGGACCGTTTTATGCGTCTGCTGGTCATGTATTACCATATAGAAGTGGACCCACAGAATTAAGATTAATTACTGACACACCGAATACTAATTATTTAATTCTGATTAATGGGGTTCATAGTGGTATAATTACTACTGATTCAGGTGGTAATTCAACTTTCGAAATTCAATTACCTCTAGGTGATATAGAACTTGAATTTCAACGTGAATTTAGTACAGATAAATTGATTTCTTATGTAACCACACGTCAATATGGTGTATGGTATGCTTCTATTGCTGAAAGTTTAGAAGGAATAGATGATTCTATAGAGAGTACATTAAACTCATTTTATCTTGCAGAAGCAGGTGCTACTGATATCAACTTAGCACATGGGGTGCCATTACAATATCCAAACGATTTTAATGCAGGACTTGAGGCTTATCGAGAATCATTACAATTAGTACGTCAATCTTATCGTCAATTTGGTGGTAGATTATCTGGAAAGTATGGTATTGTAGCTGCATTAACTCAAGTAAATCCTCTTATTTTAGATCGGTCAAATGCTGGTCCAAGATGGATATTAGGATATCAATTACTTCCAAATGGTGACATGCAGGACTGGACTCAGTTCCCTGATCCAGCAACAGTATTAACTAATATAAATGCGTCTGGTAATTTTATAACATTATTGTCTGCTGATGGTGATAATACTGTAAGTAGTATAGGATTGCCTGGTTCATTACAATATG